GTTCGTGCGATTTGCGTGATACCTATGGATGATACAAATACGCAGTTACATACGTTCCATAGTCACTATCGGGATGTGGATACCAGCGCTTACCGTTAGGCAATCTGGTAACACTACCCTTGCGACTGCGCTTAATTGTACCTGCCTTGCCATGAAACTTACCACACTCTGAAGTGTGTGTCAAGGGAAGTTTTTGACCTTCCTGAAACTTCCAATTCTTCCCTGTGGCGCTGGTTTTCTTGTAGAGTGCCGAGATTTCCTTGTCTGTCACGTTAGCCTTCCTTCGAGAAGTGACAAGCCCAACAAATCAGCCGTGGAAACTTGCGGAAAGGCGGTATGTTGTGTGCGACGTTCATATGACCCTTACTGCATTTCCACATCATCATTTCCGTACTCCTACTGTAGTTGAGTGAGCTTTGGGATGCAATCCCTCGAATGAGGGATTGTCACCCAAAACCACTTAGCTATTGAAGTTGTGACCGTGCCGGATTGTGGCGGTTTCTACCGTGTTCGCAATTTTCACCACCTTGGTAGAACTTCGCTTGTGAAACTTTTTCGTATTGGCAGGCCGGATGACTGGTTCGTCCGCGCCGGGATACCAAACCGCGATGTTGGGAGTGGTACCTTCCTGCTTTGCCTCGTTTGTGTACGTCAGCCTTGCAGGAGTCTTTGGATACTTGCGCGGAGGAATAACCGCGCCGATTCCCTTATCCATCACATCATGGGTGACGGTTTTTGACCGCGAAGCGTTGTTGTACCATTCGAGCATGGTATCCACGTAGCTTTGCGAAGTCTTGCCTGCGATGATTGCGTCATCGAGAATCTTGCGATTCCTCCGGCGCTTTTCATCGGCCCGTGCGATTGCGTCTAGATCACGCATTCCTGCCTCCCGTTAGGTTTTTTCGGTGCTAAGTACACTCTAGCATAGAGTGTTTAGGTGGGATACTAGACCTTAGTCTAGTATCCCACCTAAACTATCCGCTAGACCGCAACTTCGTTCGTGTCCAGTTCCTGCATTGAACCGTCGATATAGACCCGATCCTTGTATTGGTAGCTAAAATCCCAGCTTGACGGATGCTCGGTTACGAGGATCATCGAACCATCGATCTCGAAATTGATGCTGACCACCTTGGTACCAGTGTACCCACTGACATACTGCGCCAGGTAGTCATACTGTTCGCGGGTCATTCCGTTCCTCCCGTTCGGTTTTGCCTTACAACTACACTCTAGCTGACAGAGTGTTAGATGTGAACTATACGTTGGTATAGTTCACGCCTAACTATCTACCAGGCTTCAATCTCGCAGGCTTCCTCGGAGTCCAACCAAGGATCCCTCAGCTCTGGTTCGTCCATGAACGCTACCTTATTGGCAGGGACTCCTAGCGCGACGATACAGTTGATGATATCCCGCACTTCCTCCATCGGAGTGTGATCATACACTTCAATTGTGATGACTCTCATCTCTCACTTCCTCTCAACTCGCTCTCTCCATCAACCTCACTCCCTCACTATAGCCGACCCCCTTCCCTAGCACACCCCCCAAAGGTATAGGATGATACCCCCCAATGGTCTAGGAACTATACTCCCCGAATGGGGGGTAAGCACTTGGAACCGTCTTTTAGAATGTACCAACGATAAAATCAATAAGTTAGTAAGAACTAACTTATAAGCTCCCCACTGAGTAACGTGGTATACTTACCCAGGTTTGGGACGAACGCCCGTACTTACGAACGTATGTTCGTTCATGGCTCCTCGGCCGTGAACGAGCCCACCTGCGCGATGCCTCCCCAGCGTTCACCACAAGCCGTCTCCCGGCCTCGGAGCCGATTTCCGGGTCACAGTACGTCTCCACGCGCGCACGCGAGAGAAGGGCTTACAAATCACAGCAATCCTGAAACCGAAGGAGTCCACGAATGGCTCTAGACGATGAAAACTTGCAAGAAGAGCTTAAAAATTATCAAAAAGCCATCAAAGCAGAATACGAGCTGAGTAAGAATGGCGTGCCTGAAAATGTAGAAGAGCTTACCAGAGACTTCTTCAAGACACAGGCAGCAGCCGCAGCTGCACAAGTAGTGTGGCTTGCTAACAACGCACACAGCGAGAGCACAAGACTGTCTGCGGCTAAGGCAGTTATCGAGTATGCCATTAACGATGCGAAGGACGATGGCGACCCGATCAAGAATCTGATTAAGGAACTGCAAGCTCCCTCTACTACCAAGTAACCTCTTGTCATGATTACACAGCGATCAGTAGCTCTAACTGCTAACGAGAAAACAGCAGTCTCTACTGTCGTTAACTTGGTGATTCTTAATCCTGAGGACAATGCTAGCCCTGTCTACGTGGGTGACATTAACGTCACGACTAGCATCGGTATGCCTATCGAGCCTGGCAAGGGATTCAGTTATGAGTTCGTGCCTACACAACCTCCCGCACCCACTTATGTGATATCCCCCACAGGCCAAAGCATCATCCTAATTGAAACCGTGTATGAACCGACTACGCAGCAAAGAACGCCTGAACAGTTTAACCTGACTATCAGTGGTAACGGTGGTGGGCCAGATGTACTTCCTCCGCTCCCCTCAAGTGCAGTAGCAGATGACACGCATGTAGTGCTTACGTTCAGTGAGAACCTGAGAGCATACACGGGTCCTGAACTTGCTAGCCTGCTTACCGCCTTCACCTTTAACGAGACGATCACGGCGATTACTGCGCCTACGGCTAATACACTTAGTCTGGCGTATGCCGGCCCGGTCGTCTCAGGTACTTATCTGGTACTGACGTATAATAAGCCTGGTGCCGATCCTGTGCTGGAAGATGTTGCACTGAATGACGTAGCGTCTTTTTCGATTGCGGCGATTAATAGCGGGACTGGCACGGCTCCGGATACGATCACCCCGTATCCAACTGCCCTGAGTGTCAATAGCGCCGGAACTACACTCACTATTACCTTTAGCGAGAATCTAAATACTACAACTGCGCCGATCGGGGCATTTGCAGTAACGGGAGCGGGTTCGGGTAATAGGGCGGTAACGGCTGCTGTGGCTACAACGAATACTGTCACGCTTACGCTGGGTGCGAGCGTGCTTGCAGGAGAGTCAGTTACGGTAACATATACAAAGCCAGGAAGTGCGCCGTGGATTGCTGACGCTGCGGGCAACGCTGCGGACAGTTTTACCGCTCCATCTGTGAATAACAAGACTGGTTCGTTCCCCTCGGGCTCTGTGCCGGTTTATTTCGGGGCAACGCGCACCGCGTTGAACGCGAATAGTACCGATAAGACTGATGGTGTGCCGGGGGTGTGTCGTCCGGTGGGAATCGATGCCTTCCTTGATCTGACTTGGAACGCTAATAAGAGTTGGTGGGAGACTGAACCCTTTGATGCATTGGTCCAAGCAGATACTTGGGCTATGGATCTGAGTGACAAGAGCGGCGCTAATCTCATTCAGTACTGTAAATTCAGTAATGCGGTGCCGTATGGCAAGTGGTTTAGCCATCTAGACACCTCAGTTGACCTGAGTAGCGCCGCTTTTACTGGTGGAACGGGCGTAATTAGTGTCGTAACATATGTCGGAGAGGGTCACGCGGCTTATCCACTAACTTCTCCGAGTGGGACTATTCAGATCCGTGACAATTATATCACATATACGGGGATTAATACTGGAACTAACGACATTACTGGGTGTACTTGCACATCTGGGAGCAAGGGAACAATCCCCGTAGGCGCAATGGTTTATCAGGGACAGCCTGGTGGGTTCGGTATGATGCCCATTGATATTGAATTTGCAGGCGAGTTTTACGCTGCTGGCTTCCATTTGCAGGAGTATTTGATTAGTCAAATGAATGGTGCGCCTACACCTGATAGCAGCAAGGCGCTTACGATTGCTCCATATTGGTTCCAGTATAACTCTGGTGAAGGTACTGCACCTATCACAGCACCACTAACGGGAGGCTTAGGCGTTAGTGCTAGCCTGACTGGCACTACCGATCCTGGTGGTCTGGCTAGTGATGAGAGACACTTCACCTGGGCTGAGGCCGCAGATTGGTCTGATCTACCATTTACTCCCACAGCGCACAGTCTGATCTGTGTTATGGCAGGAAAAATGCCTTCCGGTAGTGTCGGGAGTGGCGAAGTTCTCGATACTAACCTGAAACTGCGTTGGATTGGTGCTGGTTAGTGATAGCCAGCACTGTTAGCGGACTTGGTGCTCCTACTGATGATGGGGCTGTCGGGCACGTCCGTATTGATCCATCTCTGCCACTTGAGCGGTGCTACTGGAATCTTGCTAAGCAGATTTGGGTTACAAAGCCTCGTGTTACATATGCAGGAGTTGATGGCTTTAGGCAAATGGAAAGCCAAGGAAGCCCAAGTGCTTGGCTTTATATCTCGGGATGGGTCGGGCTAAGAGGAGTTGATCCCAATGATTATGGGATGACTCCTATTAAAATTAAAAGGCCCGATCTGTATACTGCGCTTGCGATGGGATTCAGTTTCCAGGAAAAGATCGATATTGATATCAGATGGCATGGAGATTCAGGTAATCATAGTAATGCCGAAGTAGCTCAAAATTGGTATCCCATGACTCCTGATGAAGCTTTCCTAAGTCCCACCCCTCTTAATATTGGCTTGGAGATTTCAGTACCAGAATTGCCAACCGTTTACAAGCGATTTTCTACTGGGTGGCAAACTTCACCACAACAAACTGTTACTGAGCCTTGGTGGTACCCAATTCTATATAACAAGGGTGCTAACTGTCATATTGGGAGAATAACCGCCAGATACAGATGGATTGGCGGGCCTGGCGCAGCTACATATATTCCTGATGCTTTCACCAGCAGCCTCCCTCCTGTGCGGGATTCTAGCTTGGGGCTCTGGGCTGACGCTAGTCATATTCCTAGAGCCGATGGCACGCCTATAGCAGAATGGTTGGATCTATCTGGTTATGGGCATCATCTTACACAAACTAATGCTACCAAGCAGCCTTTACTTGCCATTGATACAGGTCGTAAAGTAGTCAGATTTGATGGAGTCAATGATTCTCTCTTTTGCGATCCGAGTAAGGGCATTGATGCGATCGGTCTGAATTACGCCACACCTGTGACGGTTTTTATCGTAGTGTCCCAAACGTCTGGTGGGAATGTTACTCAGGTTTGGTTCTCCGGGAATGGCGGGCCACCTCTGCTTTACCATGCTGACAATACTAACAAAGTGAATATGTGGGCTGGTGGGACAGATATCACCTATAACCGTGCCTCAAACTGGCCCATGCCGCTTACGTGTATGAGTGTGATGCTTGGTGGCGACGCCACAACGAATGTTTGGGAGAATAAAACTCTTAAAACGACAGGGAATGCTGGTACTAATGGATTGGTGGGTCTGGCACTTGGTATCAGGAATGATGACCAAACCTTCCCAGCGAAGTGCGACGTGGCTGAGGTTTTGGTGTATAACCGTGCTCTGAATGATACCGAAAGAAACGCCACTGTCGATTATCTAAACGCGAAGTACAATCTCTTCTAATGGCACTAGCACAACCACAAGCTGAACCAGGCATCGACGCCGCAACCTTGTACAAAAAGGTTGGCTTCCAGGCGCATTCACCCGGGCAAAAAGAGTATCTGTACTCTGATGCCCGGTTCAATATCGCCTGTTGTGGTCGTCGTTATGGTAAGAGTCAGGTAGCTGGGCATCGGATGACGCATAAATCGTTCGTGCCTGACTCGTATAACTGGATTGTGGCTCCCTCGTACCGGCTTGGCGAGAAAGAGTTTAGAGTTGTATACGATGATTATCGTAAGCTGAATCTTCTGAAATATTGCAAGAAAGGCTACAGCCTTCACCAGGGTGATATGTATATTGAAACTCCGTGGAATGCACATATCATGGTGGTGAGTGCTGAGCGGCCTGATAACCTTCTGGGGGAAGGCTTGTCGCACGTCATCATGAGTGAGGCCGCTAAGCACTCTCTTGCTACATGGGAAACGTATATCGAACCGGCGCTAAGCGATCTTTTGGGTTCGTGTGACTTCCCCAGCACGCCTAAGGGATTCAACTGGTATCACGGCATGTGGACGCTTGGGCAGCAAGGCAATAAGATGTATAAAAGCTGGCAGTTCCCAAGCTGGATGAACCCTGTTAGATACCCAGGCGGGATCAATAATCCTGAAATCCAAAGAATCAAGAAGGTAGCATCGCCACTATACTTCGCACAGGAGTATGGTGCGAGCTTCACGGCGATGAGTGGATCTATTTATGAGGAGTGGGACGACAAGATCCATGTGCAACCACACGTTTTTCGACCCGATTGGGCGAATTACTTGGCCTTCGACTATGGTTTCAGTAACCCCTTCGTCTGCCTTGATATTCAAGTCGGGCCAGATGATACGTGTTACGTCTGGAGAGAGTATTACGAGCGATATAAAGCTACGTATGAGCACGGAAAAGCGCTACAGGAACGTGACCAGCCCCCAGGATATCACATAGATGCAATGTGGGGCGATTTGCGTGGCCCGGATGAGGCTGCAACTCTTGCGCTGACTGGTCTTGGTCACGTTGGTAGCATGGATATCCCTTGGAAGCACGGTGTTGAGCAGATCAAGCGTATGCTCAAGACTCAAATCAAGAATGAAGAGACGGGAGAGATAGAACAGGTCACGCCGAAGTTGTTTGTCGATCCTAGCTGCACTAATCTCACACGTGAGATTAACCAACTACACGTCAAGGAGCAGAGTGCTACAGCTAGGACCGATCTAAACGAACAATCCGGCGACCACAACATCCAACACAAGGTGGATGACCACACTTGTGACGCATTGAGATATTTCATCGGTCCGCATTTTGTGGCTGGTGCGGGTACACATCTAGAAGATGTATATGGTCAGAATTATAGGGGATCTGAAAGCGAGAGTTTCTTGACTCTTAATTCAGAGGTTACGATGGAAACCGGCATAAGTCTTAATCAGGCAGTAGGTTTCTAATGGTTTGGTTCAAACGTAACGGCGCTCCGCCTGTGCGGGGTTTGAATGAGGAGGCCATCGATTTACAGATGGCAACACCTGCGAAGAATACTCCACAGGGAACTAGTTACCAGTCAGGACAACTGGCTAACATTGAGCCACCTGAGTTGGATGCTGAGCTTGGTAGCTCCCAGCCATCGCAGATTCGTGAACTAGTCCCAGCGTTGGTGTCTCCGTCCCAGCGTCTACAGACGTATGGGCAGATGATGAATGATGCTGGCGTAGATGTATCTATGCGTGCTGCCAAGACGCCTGTTCTCGGTGCCGAGTTTTACATGCAGCCATATGACAATGATGACCAGAATGTTGAGATTGCTGATTTCTGCTGGTCTAACCTTGCTGAAGGAATGAGCGCGCCTTTCCTCAATTCTCTGGAGGATGTTCTCCATATGTATGAGGACGGGTATGCCATTCTTGAGAAGGTATACGAGCTTCGTGAGTGGACGGCGAAAGGTAAGGGCAGAAACACGAAGCAGTATACCATGCTGAAGAAGTTGGGAGTCAGGCCCACCAGCACCGTCAAGGAAATTGAATACGACGATAATGGTGGGCCTGTCCAAATTGTCCAGGGAGCTATCAAGGCTGGTGGTAAGACTCAGGATGTAACTCTGCCTATCAACAAAATCATGATTTTCACGTTTGGGCGCAGATCGGGAGACTTGACAGGTCGTAGCCTGCTGAGGACTGCGTATATGCATTGGTACTACAAGAATCACTTGTATAAGATTGATGCTATCCAGAAGGAACGTCACGGTATTGGCGTGCCTGTCGGTAAGTTAGCTGCCGGATACAAGGATAGCGACAAGACGATTCTGCGTACCATGCTCAGGAATCTTAGAACGAACGAAGAAGCTTTCATGCTGCTTACACCTAACGTGGAAGTGGAATTCGCCGAACTTAAGGGGCAATTGGTCAACGTGATGGAATCTGCGGACCATCACAACATGATGATTCTGATGAACGTCATGGGCCAATTTCTTGCGTTGGGTGTCGGCGGCCAAGGCCAGGGATCGCGCGCAGTTGGTGGCGTGCAAGCAGATCTTTTTATGAAGGCTCTGCGGTACGTGGCGAACTACATTGCGGACGTAGTTAACATGTACTTGATTCCTGAGTTGGTAGTATACAACTACCCAACCAAGAATTTTCCGCAGTTGAAGGTCAGAAATATTGGCGACTCGCGCGATCTGCAAATGCTTGGTGCTGCGATTGCCAATCTGCTTTCCCAGGAAGGCATCACGATGGATCTTACCACAGAACAGTGGATCCGTGGAGTATTCGATATGCCTGCTCTACAAGACACTACCAAGTACGATCAAACTAGTGTCCAAAGAGCTAACATTGGCGCTCCAAGTGCTGCACAGGATGCCACTAGTGGTAACGGGAAAGGTAGTGTTAAACCGGCTGGTAGTGATGGTGGTAACTCCGGTAAGCCTGTCAACGCGCCACAGTAGGGGGTGAGATGCGAGATTACCTTAGGATTGTGAACAAGATCAAGACAACGCCTTGGCTCATCACTCCTGAGGCGCTTGATCTAATTCTCGGTATCGTGGATAGCCGTATCCGTGGGGAATATCTTACGGATGAGGAGATTCGTGCCCGTCTAGAGTATGCTGAACACGATGGTAGTGAGAATTCCTATCGTCGTTACCAGGGTACTGGCATTCTCCCACTTTACGGGCCTATCTTTGGCAAAGCGAATCTCTTGACTGAGATGAGTGGCGCTACTAGCATGGAATCATTCCAGAGTGAGTTTAGGGCTGCAATGAAAGATGATGCAGTCCATTCCATTCTTCTGGATATCGATAGTCCTGGTGGTACTTCAGATATGATTTCTGAGGTGGGCGATGAAATTTACAATGCCGACAAGCCTGTATATGCGGTGGCGAACACGATGGCGGGTTCGGCGGCGTATTGGCTGGCTTCGCAGGCTCGCGGAGGACTGTATGTAACCCCGAGTGGAAGTGTAGGTAGCATCGGTGTATATACCGTCCACGAAGATCAGTCCGGACATGATGCACAAGAGGGCCGTCGCTTTACTTACATCTCTGCGGGTAAGTACAAGACGGAAGGAAACGAGCACGAGCCGCTCTCCTCGGAAGGAAAGGAGTACCGACAGGAAGTAGTAGATGAAGTGTATGAAGAGTTTATCGATTCTGTAGCACGGGGTCGTGGAGCCGACGCATCGGACGTTTTTGAGCATTTTGGTGGTGGGCGAATGCTTACCGCTAAGAAGTCTCTTGAAGCTGGCATGGTGGATGCTGTCATGCCATACGAGCACGTACTTGGTCAGATTGGCTCACAACGGAATGTGACTGTTGTATTCCCAGGTGGAAATGCTGCTAACGCCAGTCTGATTTGGACCGGTAATACTAGTGGATATCTTCCATTTGGTGGTTCGGCCGTATCGCCCAGCGTGTACGGGAAACTGTACACAGAGTCGAAAGAGTGGGAGCATTCTGAGCCGGGAACCGGCTCGCCTCCAACACCGCGGACTGACGAGGATGGCTCAGATGATCCAGCAATTAAATCTGGATCGCGCAGGGATCCCCTCCCCGTATATGGGCCGGGTGCTCCCACACCTACTCCATCTCCACCTAATACTAATGCTAGAGGGGAGGGTATCGCATTGAATCTCCGTGAGCTTCTAGGACTTAACGCAGAGGCGACTGACGATGAAGTTTTCGCTGCTGTGCAAACTCTGCATGGAGAAGTAGAGAGTATGCGTTCTGCTGTTAGCCTCAGCAATGAGGAAGCAGATTTCCGTAAGAAGTTCCCGCGTATGTGGGAAGAGCATGTTGCGATGGTCGAGCGTGATCGCTCAATCAACGCAGACACGTTCGTCAAGTCCATTACCGAATTCAAGCAGCCTGAGGGTGCTGGAATGAGGAAGAGTGGATGGGGACTTTCTGCCCACGCGCAGGATATCGTGGCAGAGACTCATAAGCGGTTTGCTGTTGGTGAGGCCGGACTCGGTGATTTCGAGTCTTGTTTGAAGGCTATCGCTGAGGGTGGAACGGTTCAGTATGGAGAGATTGGTAGCTCTCTCGCTCCTGCTGTTAGTGAATTTTCTGTGGATACTACGAGTGCTGAAGGTATCCAGCGTGCTCGCAAGATGTTCGCTGATCGTGTTGCGGAAATCCAGCGTGAGGATAAGCTGGACTTTGATGCCGCTCTTACTGAGGCAGCCAGACGCTATCCTGAGCTAGCTCGTGGGTATCGCGCTGCTGCAAAGGTGTAAGGGGGTGAATGTATAAATGGCATGGGGAAACTTCCTGCTTGACGTTGGTATGGATGCTTCTGGTGCTATCAGCAAGTACCGTCTTGTCAAGTACACGTCTGCTGAGACTGTGACGGCGGTTACTGCTATTGCCGATGATCCTATCGGCGTTAGTCAGTTTGGTGTCACCACTGGTGAAATCGCCAAGGGTAAGGGTGCAAGTGTTCGTGTTCATGGCGTGAGTGAAGTGGAAGCATCGGGAGCAATTGCAGTTGGACAGAGATGCCAACTCGAAACGGACGGGCGTGTTAAATTGGCTGTTGCGGCTAGTGGTGCTCGTCTTGTGGGTCGCTGTGTGGGCCATCCCTCTACGAATGCTGGGGATCGGATTTCCATGCTAATCATCCAAGGTGGACCTACACTGTAGAAGGGGGTGAGATTCCTTGTACGATCCTAGTGGACTTTACATCGATCCTATTCTCACCAACTTCTCTGTTGGTTTCACGGAATTGGGTCTTTCCAGCGAGCGCCTCATGCCTGTGGTGCCCGTTAGAACGCAATCAGGACAGTACCGCGTATTCGATAGATCGAACAATTTGATCTTCGAGTCCAGGCGTGAGCCGGGTACTGTGGCACACGAGATCGTCGGAGCAAAGTGGAGTCAGGATGTGTTCTCCACTAAAGAGCATTCGCTCCAGTCTCCTGTTCTTGACGAAGAGCGTCAGCAGTTGACTTCTCAGGGCGGACTCGCCAATGCTACGTTTGGTGGCGATCTTCAGCTTGATCCTGAGAGAGATGCTGCTGCTCTTGTTGTGCGCTCTCTGCTCCTAGATCATGAACGTGCTGTCTCTGTTCTGCTTCGTAATACTGCTAACTACCCAGCAGGTAATACCGTAACGCTGACTGGTGCTCAGCAGTGGGATGATTACACCAATGGTGTAACTTCTACGAGCAACCCGGTTAACGATATCGTCGTAGGAATGCGTGCTGTGTATGGTGCCACTGGTCGCTACCCCAACGTGCTTGCTATTCCCACGCTGGGTATGCGTTACATCGAGAACCATCCTCGAGTCATCGACCGCTTCAAGAACTTTGCTCTAACAATGGATGATGCTTTCCGCGCTCTGACTGGCTTTACTGGAGTCATCATTCCGCTAGAGTCCATGTACAACGCAGCTAACAACATCGATGCTACTGCTTCCATGACTTCGTTCTGGGGCAAAGATGTGTGGCTGGGTATCGTGGATAACACTCTCGGTCTGAATCAGATGACCTTCGGTAAGACGTTCTCTCAGATTTATCCTGATGGTTCTACTCGCCCAACTGAGCGTTGGCGTGAAGAGCCTCGTAAGGCTGATCTGGTTCGTACTAGCTGGAAGTATGATCTGAAGATCGTGACTGCTTCTGCTGGTTATCTCATCAAGACCGCCTTCTCGGCTACTGCCTTCTAGGGGGTGTGAAAATGGCGTATGCATGGTCTGTGATGCGTAAGAAGGTAAACGAGTGGGGAAAGGTCGAAGAGGTTGCTAATCCTGGTGACGAAGTTAGCCAGGGTGACTTCGAGGGTATGACTGATGAGGAATGGAAGCATCTTGAGGAGCAGGGTGTTGTTCGTGAGGCTCCTTATCCTAAGGGTGCTCTAGAAGCCGGTGAGTCTCCTGAGCGTTATCGCACAAACCTTCTCGCTAAGATGGGTGAAGGTGAGGCGCTTACGGAGGAAGAGGCAGAGGATATGAAGAATCTCGCTGTTAGTGTTCCTGTTTCTCCTCCCGTGATGGAAGGCGATCCTGAAGGTGTCCCTCCTGGTGAAGCTGAAGAAGCACCTGCACCTGCTCCTAAGGCTAATGCCAAGACCACGACTGCTGACGCTCCTGCAAGTAGCTAAACATGCCTGAGATTCTAGCTAGCTTAGACGACATTAATGCCAATCTGCCCGACGGGCTAGATGTTAATGCCGTCTGCGTAGCTACTGACGAGAATACGTCGCTAATCCAGATTAGCGTCGCTCGGGTTATTCGAGGATATCTCACGCCTGTCGTGAGCCAAGATATCTTGTATTCCTGGACTACGCCTGAGGGTACTCCCGATATTGTCAGAGAGATCGCGGCAAAGCTAATTGCAGCACAGCTGTACTTCAACTCGTCTGCGAGAACTTCTCTCACCATTGACGATCAGAGTTTTGCACAAAAACTGTACGATCAAGCTATCGCATTGCTTGGTATGATTGTCGATGGTTCCATTCCGATTGATCCGGATATCCCCACCACCCCGTTCGACATCGTTACTGCTGATGACTTCTTCCCGGTGGATGACACTGATAGAGCCTTCACTATGGGAATGGTGACTCCGTAATGGAGCCTATCATTATGGATGTGGGTCGCTCGTTTCCTAAGGAAGTTTTCCGCCTAAAGAGAGTCATGAAGAGGCTTGAGGATCCAATGCCCGTCCTTGGTAAGATTGGCTTGGATATGCTCGAAATTGAGAAGCTGATCTTTGCTAGTCGGGGAAGGCGTGGTGGAGGTTCTTGGAGAGTACTCAAGCCTGATACTATCAGGAAGAAGGGCACAAGTCTTATTCTCCGTACTCTTGAGGCGAAGCCGAATTATTCGTCTCTCGGGAATGATACTATGTATAGATCTGTGACTGAACCTGGTGCCGAATATCAGATCTTTGCTTTATCGAAAAATAAATTGATGTTTGGTACTAGCAGACCGTATGCAGGAGCACATCAGAAAGGAAGCAGGAAACGAAAGATTCCTGCAAGACCGTTCATTAGGTTTCTGGATACTGACAGAGCAAGATGGAATGAGATGATCCTATTCTACGTGACTAACCCCCACAGAGAATGACTGTACTTCCTGTTGATCCCACTCCTCCACTGGAGGTTCCTAATAGCTATTTCCGTAGGATGTTTTCTGCGGGACAGCTTGAACGTGCTGCTATCCTGAGCTTGCGGAAATGGTTTCCAACGTATCTAAGGCAGCAGGAACGACAACTCTTACTGCCTCCTAACACGTTGGTTCCGCCAATTAACTACAGCAATAGGAATTCTTTTGATGCAGAGCGCGGAGAACGAATGCCTAAAGTTGTAGTTATCAGTGGTGGATTGGAGGAATCTCCTGAGAGGATGGGTACTGCACAGTATTGTGCGAATTGGAGATTGGGAGTCGGAATCGCTGTGTCAGCACAGACCGAGGAAATAGTCAATGACTACATCAAGGGCTATGCTGCTTCGGCGAGAGGAATCATCATGCAAAAGAGACTAGAGGATCGAAATCTTCTAGTCTCTGATGTTAGATGGGTCGATGAAGTGTATGAAGATCTTCCCATTCCCGATCAGATTCAGCAATACAGAGCAGCAGGGGTGTACTTCTCAGTCTATGTAGATGATGTAGCAACTGCGACACCTGGGCCTCCCGTGCCTGACCAAGATGAACCTGGCGGACCAGTTATCTGCGATCCCATCACAGGCATCTGTACTCCTGCTGGGTACGTGTACGGTAGAGTTGAACACGTCTATATTGACGTGGAAAAGGAGCCCATTTATGAGCAACCCTGATACTGAGCAGCAGGAGGAGGCTACGCCACAAGCTGCTGCTGGTCAATATAGATATATCGGGTACTACGCTTCAGAAATAATTATCGGAGATAAGACCGTTCCTGTAGCTCCCGGTGATTTCGTGGATCTATCGGAAGAGGATCTAGGTAATATTGCAAATAACTGGATGCTATCAGAGGGTTCTCTGATTTCAACCCAGCCGCCTAGCTCTCTGGAAGCTGAAGAAGCTACTCCACCTGAGCCTCCTGTTGAGGAGACTCCGCCTGATGAGGGAGGTGCCTAATGACACGTCCCGGTGTAAATGTAAGTCTACTCGAGCTACCTGTTCCTGTTTCAATTCCGACTGATACAGGGACGTGGTTCGCTGCTGGACTTACAGATAGAGGCCCGACCGCCCCAACACTTGTACAAAGTTTGAATGACTTTGTTACTCGTTACGGTGATAGGGTCACTTACAGCATTCTTTACGATGCTATCGACACGTACTTCCGTGAGGGTGGGAACAGAGTTTTCATCTCTCGCGTGGTTGGCCCTGGTGCAACTAGTGGTGGTGTTGACATGGTTGACAGCGGTGGTAGCGTTGTTAGCTTGATTGCTACTGCTACTGGCCCCGGTGCTTGGTCTGCTAACTACAAAGTTGCCGTAGTTGCTGGATCTGTGGGTTATCCTACAGCTTACAGGATCCAGGTGACTGATGGTGCTGGCACGGTTCTTGAGGATTCCGGTGATCTTGTGAACCAAGGCGAAGCAATCCAGTGGTCACAATACAGCCAGTATATTCGTATCACGCCTGGTCCCAGTGCCCTAATTCCATATACTATGGGTGCTACGGCAATGTCTGCTGGTAATGATGATCGCAACAACATCGATGATTCTTCGTGGGCTGCCGCTCATGCTAGGTTCGATAAGGATCTTGGCCCTGGTCAGATTTCTTCGCCTGGTAGAGTCTCGAATGCCGCATACAATCAGCTCGCGGCCTCTGCACAGGATCACAACCGCACAGCTATTATTGATTTCCCTAACAGTGGTACTCTTGCAACTCTTGAAGCAAGTGCGGCTAGCATTAGAAGCCGCTGGTGCGCTGGATTCGCGCCCTGGGTTATTGTCCCAGGTTTGGTTACTGGTACTGTTCGTGTAGTCCCGCCATCTGCGTTGATTGCAGGACTCATTGCGCGCAATGATCCTGCTGTTGGTACTAATCATCCCTCCGCTGGTAATGCTGGTTTGAGTTTGTACTGTATTGATTTGTCTCAGCCTTCTTGGACTGATCTTGATAGACAAACTCTTAACGGCGCTAGTGTCAATGTCATCCGCCGTATGTTTGGCGGGATTCGCGTCTACGGATGGCGTGCTCTAGTCGATTCTATCGGTGATTACAACTGGGTCGATTTTGCTAATGCAAGATTCTATACCCAACTTGTTGCCGAGCTTGACGAAGTTGGCGAGAGCTACGTGTTTGCTGAGATTGATGGCCCAAATGGTGCTACGATCAACGGCTTCCACGATGCTCTGGCAGCAGTTATGCTCACTCACTACAATCAGGGTGAGCTTTATGGGTCTACTGCCGCCGAAGCATTCTCAGTGGATACTAGTTCTAGGGTGAATACGCTACAGACGATTGCTGCTCTTGAGCTTCATGCAATCGTGACTGTCAAGATGGCTCCGTTCGCTGAGTACGTAGTCATTCAGGTTGTGAAGCGTCCTGTTACTGTTGCACCGCCCATCACTGTCTCGGCCGTCTAGGAGGTGAAACATGGCACAGAACATTGGTCGTCTTGTTAAGGGCGGAACCCGTCAAGATACATTCCTGCTTAATGTCAAGGTTACAACTCCCGCTGGCGCTATCAACTTGGGAGCTTTTGATAAGAAAAGCGGTGGTGAGCTAGACTCTGATGAAGTGACGTATTATCCTGGTGGAATGGTTCCGCGCATCTCTCTAGGCGGTCGAGTCACGCCGGGTAACGTGACACTTCAGCGCATTTATGATCGTTTTGACGATCATGCAAAGATTGGCGCTCTGTTGAATGCTGTTGGTAAGGGTACAGTTACCGTTACACAGCGTCCAATGGATATTGATGGCAATGTGTTTGGTCAGACGGGTATCCAATGGATTGGTGTACTTAAGCGCGTTCAAGTCCCTGATGTAGATTCGGAAGCTACGTCTGCTGCACTTCTCGAAATCGAGGTAACGGTACACGGGAATCCTGAAGTCGTATAACATAGCTTAAGTTAGGAGAGAGTGAGCTATGAACGAAATTGAGCAAGAAGGTCAGCCCACTCCTGCTGTGCAGGGGTTTGAAGAAGAGGGCGCGGCCGAAGATAACGGTACACATCCCGGTCAAATGCCTTCGGTCATTGACCTGCTTAGGCAAGATCAAGAAGAACTTGCCTCTGTTAAGGAAGTGTACATCCCTGTTAGAGGTTATGAGCGATCTGGAATCCAGATCAAATATCATCTGCCCGATAAAGGCAAAGAACTAGATGATATTACTCGTAAGGTCCAACGAGAATTTAAGGATGGCTATAACAGGAATCTGTATATCAGTATCGACACGATGATTCGCCTTTGTGCTGGCTTGTATTGCCAGCCTGAGGGAATTGATGAGCCTGTAGAATTAGATCCTGAGATGATGGGATCTCCTGTCATGTTTGATGAACGTCTAGCTAAGGCTATGGGACTGAAGAGTGAGCCTGGGCAACCTCTAACGGCTAGATTGGTGGTTAGACGTTTCTTTGGTAATAACGAGCTAGCTATCATCAACCATGCAGAACGATTGAATCGATGGTTGTTGGACACAAACGCTGATCTGGAAAGAGAGATTTGGCAGATGGGGGAATGACGGAGGAGGGAATCAATGCCATCAATGCCGCAGCACAAATAGGTGTTGTTGGCATGGATCCCCTCGCCTTCCTCAAGACTACTGATGGCTTTGAGAGAAATTTGATGCTGGCTGTAGCAGATCGTATGATGCACTATAGACAGATGTTAGATAAGAACTTGGCTGTTGAGATTGCCAATCAAGTGGGAAAGTTGTTTAAACAGTAATGGGTTTTAGTGCTCTCAGCGCTGCACAACGTCTGATAGTTGAATTGGCGGTTAAAGGCGGGCCTGCGGCTTCTGCTGCGATGAACACGTTTACGGGTTCCGTAAACCGTGCTAACATGGCTATCACCAGAAATGCGGCAGCTTCGAGGGTAGCAACGAAAAATTCCCTGATGTTCCAACAGGCTGTATTCACAGCCCGTAGGTATATGTTCTACGGAACTGCTGCGGCCATTGGCCTAGGTGCGGCTGTAGTTAAGCTGGGTGTTAGTTACAACATGGCATCCCAAGAAGCTAGAGTAGCCCTACAGCCGGTGTTGGGTGCGACGGGACAGCTTAATGAAGAGATGGGTAAGCTGTTCCATCTAGCTGCATTCTCGCCATTCCAGTTTAAGGATGTTACTGTAGCCTTCCGGCAGATGTTTGCCGGTTTTCATACCCTCGGATTCTCAATAGATTTCACTAACCAGACTATGCAAGCTCTGGTCGATTCTTTGTCTTATGCTGGTAAGACTACACCGGCGGCTCTAAACCGAGTTTCCGTACAGTTGCAGCACATGGCATTCGTTGGTAGACCAACAGGTCAGATTATTACCAACCTTGCTCGTGACGGCCTACCGATCTTTGCTGCTTTGCACAAGGTACTGAAGCTCAACGACGATCAGATTAAGAATATTGCCAATTCCGGAATAACAGCACAGCAGGTAATCGGTGCTCTGAACAAGTATGTCCAGACGACTGCTGGTTATTCTGGGGCTGCTCTGAGAATCCAAACCAAGACGCTGATTGGTGCATGGACTACGTTCAAGGATCTGTTGTCCCAGGGCGCTGGTCAAGGTACTCTGCCCATTCTTAGTCACGTTCAAAAGCTGTTGGCTGGTGTTGATAGAGAAATCAATAAGATTGTCAGAGATGGTAAGCCAGCAACTCTCCTGGACTTCGCTAATGCTCTAGATAAAAGACTCACGCCCGGAACACATGCAATCATCGATGCGTTCTACTTCTTCGATGCTCTGATTAAGGGCATTGCCATCACCTTTATCAGCCTGATTAAAGTAGTTAGTCTTGTGACTAGTCATATGGGCGGCCTAACCAAAGCATTCAATGCCAATAAGTGGATAATGAAAGCTTTGGGATATTTCTTGGGTGTGGTTATCGGTTTGTGGCTTGTATATACGGGCACAATAGTGGTAGCCAAAGTAACTATGGGTCTGTTGTATTTCTCCTTCAAGATGCTTAATGACGTTATAGAGTATACCACGACAGTAGTTAAGGTATTAACTAGAGCTTTGTGGTGGCTTATCCGCACTATGATTCGGGTGATCTGGGCGATTATCCGAGTAACCGTCAGGCTTATTTGGCAAACGGGTGTTCTGATCGCTAATGCTATTGCTTGGCTATTTGTAAACTTTGCCATGCTTGGATGGATCGCTATAGCAATCGCGCTTATTGCCGTCTTCGTTATTCTGTTCATCTTCTGGAAGGGCTTTAGAGATACTCTGATCGACGCTGCAAAATGGATCTGGAAGAACTGGTATTGGATGGGATTGCTACTTAATCTTCTCATTCCAGGTATCTATATCATTGGACTTTTGGTGAAGAGATGGAAAGATCTGAAGAAAGCAATTGAGGCGGTAGTAGGTGTCGTAAAGAAAGGCTGGCATTGGATAAGTAAGGTTGCGGGTGTGGCTGCCCACGCCGTTCATAGAGCAACTAGAGCCGTGCTTGGTCCGCCTGGGCATCCTGGGAGAAGACAAAGTGGCGGGCCTGTCACATCTTCTGGCCCTTATGTAGTTGGCGAAATTGGGCCTGAGCTATTGTACCTACCCGGTGGTTCTAGTGTCATTCCTAATAACCAAATTAGTCAGCATCTTTCTTTGAGTGGCATGATGGGCGAGGGTAGGCCAATTGTTGTGCAAGTTATGCTAGATCGCAGAGTCTTGGCTACTGCCGTAGCCCAAGCTAATCAGGATTATCTGGCGAGGAAGTAATGGATCCTGGTGAAATTATGATCGCCTCGACTGACGGTATTCATCAAGTGACTGTATTACTTGATGAAACTCCCATCAAGATCACTGAAGGTTTTGGCGGTTGGGAAGTAGTAACCAGACCTCGCAAGAAAGGCTTGACAGAATGGAAGGGAAGAAATCCCTTTGGGGCTACTATTGCTATCTTGTTTGATGGATGGGCTACCGGCCAGAACGACAGTCCCGAAGATCAAGAACCGAAGATCCGGGAATTAGTATGGATGGCTCTGCCAAAGGATCAGATCAAGGCGGTTCAGGAGGAACCTCCTGTAGTAAAGATCACCGGACAAGCCCTGCCATATCCCATGAGCACTACCGAGTGGATCATCAACAACATTGAGTTTGGTGATAAGACCATCTGGATGATGCTTGGTGCCGAAAAGCAAGAGGGAGTAACGGCCGCAAGGGTGAGACAAGATGTTGTCCTCACGCTGATCGAGTATGTCAATCCCGACAGAGCTGTAGTCACTGGAGCCAACAAGGGTTTGTCTCCGAAACCGACTGCTCCATATCATGTGAAGAAGGGGGACACGCTTAAGAAGCTTGCTATTACTTGGTATGGTGATGCTAATATGGCACAGACCATTGCCGACGTGAATAACATCAGAGATACGAAGAAGCTCCCCAAGCTTATCAAACACATTCCATAATGCCTTCTTCCGGTCAACAGAAACTAGTACGGCCTATGGAGATTAGTCAGGTCGAACTGACTCAGCAACAACTCCTGGGCAAAGATGTTGATATTAATCAATTTCATACTCAAATGGACGGCAAATTAGCAGTTAAGCTGTCAGAATCAATCGTTAGCGCACAGGTATCGAGAACGATTGATGGTGCCAGCACGCTAGTAGTTGGCGTTGAAGATCCCAAGCTGACTCTACTTAGATCTGGTCGTCTGTCGGCTAGAAATTTAGACGTACAGATCGATGGCCTGTGGTGGAGATATCAAAGACTTGAGAAACAGGGAAGGACTCTCAACCTCACGTTTGAGGAACGTGAGGTTGCGATCCTCCGTAGGTATAAGAATGTGAAAGGCCCGGTTGCGCGCACCCAAATGACTCGGGCCGAATTCATTGTTGGTATGCTCAAGGAAGTAAGAGAAATTTTCATTCCCTATTATATCCCAGAGCTTCACAAGAGGCAGCCTATCTTTAATCAGAAAGATCAATATGTTTATCCAGGAGTTGATCCTCAGAGGGTACCAGGCGTGGCGGCCAGCGAGAGACTGACCGTTAAAGGCTCTCCTGCTACTATGAAGCAGCGCGAACACGCCACGGCTATTCTGAATACCGGGGATTCTATGATCGATAAGAGCAATCCCCACAAAAAGAAGATCATGGTTTGCTCAATGATGACCGTAATTACAGAATCTCGGATTGGTGAAGATGTGGGTACGGACGATACTGCTGTGGGGGATTTTCAGCAAAATCCCAAGTGGTGGCCTGCCACTGGTGATCCTTCTACAGATTCCGCAGCGTGGTTCGTCAAAGCCGTCGATTGGGATTTGAGAGATCCTAATCTTAGTTACAACGACTTGTGTCAGAAAGTACAGAACAGTGGAAAGCCCAACGCTTACGGTCGATGGCGCACAGAGGGGGAGCGTTGGGTTGCCGCATGGGGATTGGCTACTGGTAATCCCGTCGATCCTGGGCCAGTTGAAAAGAACGCCAATATGCAACATGTGTACGAGGCAACAGAAGGCGGCGATTATCACTACTGGCGTGGAATTATGCCCACCGATAAGAATACAAAATGGCTGCCCGAAGATACTTGGACTTGTATTCAAAGACTTGCCGACAAGGTTAATTGGCGAGCATTTTTTATCAGTGGAACGTTCTATTATATGGATGAGCGGGATCTATTCAACTCAGCGCCTCGGGCTGTATGGTCTGAGGAAAGCGACGGCATCGACGATATTAGTGGGGATTACGATACTAACAAGCCTGCCGCTACTCTTCAAGTAAGTCTGAGAATGGGAAGATATGCTGTTCCTCCCGGCTGTGTCGTGAGGCTAGAAGGTATGGGACCGTGGGACGGTCGCTGGCTTGTCGAGACAGTAGAACGGGATATGTTTTCTCCACATGGGACAATCACCCTTAAAAAGCCTTCTCCACAGTTCCCAGAGCCTTATCAAGACGAGCTTGCCTCTGCAAAGGGAGCATATGGTGCTCCCTCCCTCGCACAACAGCAAGGTCTTACAGAATCCGATGCCAAGCTTGTTAAAGGTCCTATCAAGGAATTGGCTAATAGAATTATGCAGTATGAAAAGCAAGGTCGCTTGATTGGCGGACCTAGCCCCCTATCACAGCTACGAAAGGCTGCTGAGGGTATACCTTGGAAGGGACCTTGTGGAGATACTGTAGTACCGCAAACAAAGCTTCTGCAAATTATGTTATGGATTCTGGATTCTGGATGGATCATCTATCTAAATGCGTTGTGCGAAGATCATGATTGTTTGGTTAAGGGGACTACTAGACGAAGCGAACATGCTGAGGGTGGCGCTATGGATATCGGTCGTCTAGGTAAACCTGGAGCGGGTGTAGCTAATTTGGGAGTATCTTCCCCCACAGGTAAGCAATGGGCTATTGAATTGATGGATGCTCTGCATTCCGTCAATCCCAGCCAAATTATCTGCAATGGTGTAGGCTACGATGATGACGAAGTTCGTAAGCATCAATGGAATCATGGAGCACCTACGACTTCCATCACCGACGATCATACGGACCATATCCACGTAGGAGCGTAACTATGAGTATGATGCGTGAGCAATTCACGAAGCCGAATGTACCCGCTTCTCTGTGGTTTGGTCAATTCGCGGTAGATGTGACTGATTACACTGAGAGGGCTTGGGTCATTCTCCCCGATTTCTCTCCTAACCGAATCGGTCCTTGTAGATGGCAGTCCAGGGATTCAGCTACTCTACCGAATAGAGGAGATGAGTGTCTGGTGCAATACGACAATAGGGGGCTGGCATGGGTAATCGCATGGTGGCCTTTTAGTACATAATGGCTACTGAAGTAGAAGTTCCGCATTTCGCTTATCCGTTTAGGTTTTCCTATATAACGGATAGCCACGCTGTCGTAAACGAGCAAGATTCCCTAGATGATGTAGTTGATTGTGTGCTCGTATCTTTGCTTGTCGAGCCTAGGACTCGGGTGGAGGTTCCTACATTCGGGACACCAAGTCAAGTGTTTGAAAATCAGCCGCTTAACCTCCAATTGATTATCAATTCCGTGGAACTCTGGGAATCTAGGGCTGTGCAGATTTTGTCTCAGCATCCCGATTCGGCTGATCCTCTGATAGCAAAGCTTCAGGATATCATTTCCCTAAGAGGCGCGGGTGGCTCTGTGTAATGGCGCTCTATATTACATATCCTGTACAAACTAACGAAGCTACACTTCTGCAGCTTGTATATAACTACCTGGAATCTCATGTCACTGGTTGGGAACCGGCTGAGGGAAATCTTGATGTTTGGCTGGCGGAAGCAATCTCAACTGAGACTTCCGACCTAATTAGTGTCGCATCTAGGGTTCCTGATACAATTTTCAGGTACTTCGGCGCGTCTCTGATGAATATTCCTCCCATCGAGGGAACGGCAGCACAGGGGAATACTACGTGGGTAACGCGTGATTCTGCTGGATATACTATCCCTGTAGGCACGCAAGTAGTTGTTAGAGATGCCACGGGAGCTTCTATTCCATTTGCTACTCTTAACGAAGTCACGATACCTCCGGGTCTAACTTCGACCGATCCCGGTGCTGTAGTTATTATAGCTATCGCCGAAGGATCTTCCGGGTCTGGACTCGGTGGTATTGGTACTCCTGTTGAACTACTGGATATTCTGGATTATGTTGATTCAGTCACGCTCACAGGGCAGACCGTTGGTGGGCAAGATCAGGAGACTGATCCCGACTATCTGGATAGGCTAATTGGTCAGCTTGCTCTACTCACAAGGACTCCGATCCTTCCACAAGATTATGCTGACCTAGCCCGTAATGTTTCTCCTGTGTGGCGTGCAGTAGCTTTCGATGGATATAATCCAGATTATAACGCTTTGTCGGCAAACTCAGCGAGTGTTGAGACTGATGCGACAGGTTGGGCTGTGGTATCAGCTTGTACAATCGCCAGATCCACCGCAGAAGCTGCTGACGGTATCGCATCTCTAAAAATGACTGCTACTGGTGGAGACATGGTTGCCCGTGCTCCTAGTGCTAGCTCAGGAGCGGGTGCGATTGCTGCTCTGCCAAACGAAACTTGGACTGGTATAGTTTCGATCAAAGCCAATCCTGTGGGTGCTACGCGAGCTTGTAGAGCGGAGCTTGGATTCTTTAATTCAGGCGGAACACTTGTCGGCACTGTACAAGGAACTCTCGCCAATAACTCTACTTCTGCTTGGACTGCTTATACTGTCTTGGGGGTAGCTCCGATAAACACAGCTTTCGTTGGTGTGCGGGCTTTTGTGCAAGGTCCCGGTGCCGGTGAGTTTGTTTTTGTTGATAAAGCTTCGCTCCATAGAGGATCGAGCATAGTTTGGGCGCCTGGCGGAATTACCACAGAATTCAATAACCCAAGAACTGTTGTGCTCGCATGTGTGGATCAGGCTGGGGAAGCTATTTCTATCCCAGCTAAGAGTGCGGTAAGTGAGTATCTGGAAAGCTTGAGAGAGGTCAATTTCGTGGTGAATGTGATTGACCCCAATTATAGCTTAATCGATGTTACTGCCCAGGTAACCATCCTCAATGGGTATGATCCTCTAGTTGTGCAGGAATCCGTAGCGAAAGCTGTTCAAGATTATCTGGAACCATCTGCATGGGGACAACCTCCTGGGGGCACAGATAAAGCTGTAGATACACATACCTGGTATAATATTTCAGTAGTTCGCAAGTACGAAGTGAGCCAGGTAATCAATGCCGTGGATGGCGTTAATTATATTACGCCGGGAGGTTTGACTATGAGAATAACGGGGGGTACTATGGCTGAAGCTGATATCCAACTTCCTGGAGCTATCCCACTTACCAGACCTGGCGCGATTACCGTCAGTACTAGTTTGGCCTAGGAGAGAGTATGGCATATCCAACCACTCTAGATAACCTCCCGTCCAATAAAAATGACGACACTCTCATGGAGCATGACCATGCGGACACGCATAATCTAATTGCGAGCGCTGTTAATGCGATTGAGTCTACGCTTGGTCTGAATCCACAGGGTGGTGCTGCCACTGTCGCAGCCAGAATTACTGCTGCTGAAGGTGGATTGGCTGGTCCTACGGGTCCAGCAGGCCCAACTGGTCCAGTAGGTCCAGCAGGCCCAACTGGTCCGCAAGGTATTCAGGGTGTTGTAGGCCCACAAGGTATTCCGGGAGCGCCTGCTTATCCAATCCCGGTTGGATCAGACGGTCAAGTAGTTATGGCCCAGAGTGGTGCGCCCGTATGGGCTACTATTACCACATTCCTGCCAGGAATGATGATCGATTATGGTGGAACTGCTGCCCCATCTGGTTGGGTCTTGTGCAATGGTGCTTCGTATCCACGAACGGGTGGAACTTATGATGCGTTGTTCGCTGCGATTGGTACGAGATGGGGTGCTGTGGATGGCAGCCATTTCAACGTTCCACCCAAGGGTGTTGCCAACTTCAGCGTCGATTCAGGTCAGACAGAGTTTGCTACGGTAGGACAAACTGGCGGAGCAAAGACCGTTACTCTAACGGCCGCACAGATCCCTGCTCACACGCATCCACACGCACTAACTCTGCCGGATCATGCACACAGTCACAACATCAGCTTGCCCAGCCATACTCACAACTATACATCATTCGGCACGGGCAGCTTTGGTAGCGGTGGCGGATATGCTACCTCAGCATTCACCGCAGTATCGGGTGGCCCAAACTCATCCCCGATTTGTGGCGGTGGAGTTGGCGGAGCAACAAGCTTCCCCACTATTGGTGGGACTATCAGTAATAACACTGGTGGCGGTGGATCACATTCTATCATGCCGCCCTATACTGTGGTTACTAGGATCATTAAGCTCTAATGGCTGGCACTGAATATGGAATGGGGTATTACGGATCGGGCTTTTATAGAGGCTTCCGTGTAGCTGCCCCGGTAGAACCTGCGACTCCGGAAGAGTATGTAAATACATTTCCTGATCCTATTATAGATGCTATGAATGTCGTTATGACTGATGACTTCATGATCTATATTAGAGCGGTTGGGGAAATGTTTAAGGAGGTAGAATTCCTCGCTAGGGATACTTTGAATGGGGAAGTCGGCTGGTCTGTTCTAGTTGATCTGAATAGGATCCCCAACAAGGGACTCCCCTATATCGCGCAGTTTCTGGGAACCGGAGTTGTTCCAGGTCTAACAGACGAAGAACAGCGTGATAGGATTAGAGCTTCTACTAATCTAGAACGTGGTACAGTGGATCAGATTAAGCGCGCCGCTGCTCTCCATCTTACCGGGCGTAAGACTGTTGTATTTAGAGAGCGCGATCACGCAGCTTGTCCGGCTGAGCCACCATACGGTCTTACTATCATCACATATGCTAGTGAGACTCCCGATCCAGCACAAACGCTTAAAGATATTATCGCCCAGAAGCCCGCGGGAATCGTCCTCCGCTATGTGACGGCCACAGGCCAAGATTACGACCAGCTTTATCACAATAATGCTAGTTACGGCGTTGTGTATACCAAGTACGCCACGTATCAGGGCGTCGTGGAAGATCAACCCGGAGCGTAACGAAGGGAGGGAGAGAGAGATTGCTAGTTAGCACACGTTACGGAGTTGTCTATCCCGACCCTGATCGTCACGATAGTGCTGACGTTCCGCGGGATATTGGTGCCGTTGTTGCTGGTCTGGAAAATTCTCTCATGTACGATCAGGGAGCGTTAGCTTCCAGACCACCTAGCACACCAAGCACGCTAGGCATTGAAGGTAGAATGTGGTATGCTACCGATAACGGTAAGCATTACTACGATACTGGCTCGGATTGGGTGCAGATCGGTTCTACGGGGCCGTGGGATACGCCTGATCTTGCAGACGGCTCCGTCACCACACCCAAGCTACATGATGGTGCAGTCACCACGATTAAGATGGCTGATGGCGCAGTCACTTCAGCTAAGATTGTTGATGGTACTATCGTTGCTGCTGATCTTGCTGACAGTGCAGTTACTACTCCCAAAATCGCTGACCATGCCGTTACGGCTATTAAGCTGGGTTTCGACGTTCCGGCTATTCCTATTGGTGGTGTTATTGATTGGCCTTGGGCTAGCTCTCAGATGCCTCCTTGGGGCACGCTAGCTTACGGACAAGCTATCAGCCGCACCAACTACGCTACCCTTCACACAATCGCTTCCAACTCAGGATACCCACATGGTAATGGCGATGGAAGTACTACTTTTAATTTGCCTGATTATCGGAGTAGGATCGGCGTTGGCGCTGATAATATGGGGGGTACTCCCGCCGGTAGATTGACTGTTGCCATTTCTGGTATTAACGGTCAAACCGTTGGTGCCGTATGTGGAGCTGAGGGAGTCGTACTAACCACAGCACAGATGCCCGTCCACACTCATGGTGGTACAACGAACGCTGAAAGCCCAGCACATAACCACGGTGGAAGCACAGGCCCATCTAGTAATAACGTGCTTACCCAAGGCCCATATTCAGCTTCTCAGCCTATGGGCGCTGTGGGCGGTTTTGACAGCGTGGCCGTCCATACACACTCGATTGCGTCTGGTGCCCATACTCATACATTCACCACTTCGCCGGCTGGTGGTACATCTGGATCCACCGTGGCTCACACGAGTATGCAGCCTACCATCATCGTGAATAAGATTATGAGGATCGCATGACCGTCAGCCCATTTGAAAAACTTAGGAGGATTTGGACTCCTGATCGTGAACTTCAGGAGCATATGACTAATCTCGAACCACAGAGTGAGCTTGATTCGATCATCCGTGAGTATTTCCATAGAACCGTAATTCAGTATGGTCCGATCAGACTCAATCTAGATTATCCGATGGTTGGTACTATCAGATGGGAAGTAGTACAGCATGTACCAGATAACGGTACAGTAGGAGCACGAGAAGTCACTATCTGGCATGAGCTATGACTGACTGGTGGGAAGAGCCGTATAAGGGTGGACCGATGGTTGCTGTGAAGGGTTTTCCGCGACCATTGTATCCGCCTGATGTTAAAGGTCACACTCCATCTGTCGATGGCTCAGACGTTGAAGCTATCAAAAGAACCGTGAGTAGAGCACAACGTTGGGAATGGCAACAATTTGATCAAGCTTATAGTAATGCTTTTGCTCACGGTAAGGGATCAGATGTTATCAATAGTGGAGTTGCGGGAATACAGAGACAGCAGAATCTCAACTCAACGGGATGGGTTGGGGAATCTACATTCAACACACTACGAAGCATTCGTTGCCCACCAGGGCCACATGAGGGCGAAATGGCAATGGATGCAAGAGCTGTTGAGCTTATTAACGCAGCATGGGATAGATTCGGAGGAAATCCCAATCCACCACCTTCGGGCAGCACTTCGGCACAGGCTAGAATGACTAAGGCTGTCTCTTATATTGGTATGAAAGAGAATCCTGCTGGCTCGAATATGCAAGAATTTGGTGCTTGGTATGGAATGAATGGCGTCCCTTGGTGTGCAATCTTCTGCACATATTGCGATCAACTAAGTGGTAATCCCACTAATAGCTTCGCCAGGGGATCGCGGTACAGCTACGTTCCATACATCGTGAACGATGCTCGGATGGGCTATAATGGACTAAGTATTACAAGTAGCCCAAAGGCGGGTGATCTAGTCTGCTACGATTGGGATTATAATGGTGAATTCGACCACGTAGGATTTTTCGAGGATTGGACTACATCACCAAGCTTTAATGCTATCGAAGGCAATACGTCCATGTCGGATAACTCTAATGGCGGCGAAGTTATGCGACGGCTCCGAAACAAGAATAGTCAGAACACCGTGTTCGTTCGTGTTGCTGAGTGAAATACCGTGGGACGTTGTACTCACCGGGATTGCCGCGATTATCACAGCAACGGGTGGGTGTCTAATGGCTTACTCTGCTCTCGTTAAGGCTAGACACGAATCAAGCGAGGAATGCGAGAAGAAACTAAAAGCAGCCAGAGAGGAATCGGAAGCGGTAGCCGAAGAATTACATAGGCTCCGTATGGAAAAATGAAACTTAGCTCGAATAGAACGTTTTTCGTAGCTGTTGTTTTATTCTTCCTCGCGGCGGGATTTATAGCGGCTTCAGGAATCTTTGCTTCTAGCAATCACGGTCAAAAGATTACAACCACTATTACCGTACACAATCCAATACCAGGCCCGCCTGGCCCACCTGGACAAGAAGGTAATACTGGACAACAGGGCCAAAAAGGTAAGCAGGGCATACAAGGGCTACAGGGTATTAAAGGCTTAACTGGTAAACGTGGCGCTCAAGGCGCACAGGGATTGCGTGGTGAACGAGGGCTACGTGGATTACGCGGCGAACAGGGTAAGCAAGGCAAACGTGGTGAGCGTGGAACACAAGGCCCACGCGGTAAAACGGGAGAACGCGGAATTCAAGGCCCACAGGGATTACCTGGCAAGCAAGGTGAACAAGGGCCACCAGGATCACCGGGGCCACAGGGTAGTAACGGTAGTAACGGATCTAGTGGTAGTGGTACACCTGGGCCACAAGGGCCACCTGGGCCTCAAGGGCCTCAAGGCCCACAAGGAAAATCTGGACAAGGTGTAGGAATACCAGGCCCACCAGGCCCACCAGGCCCACCAGGCCCACCAGGCCCACCAGGCCCACCAGGGCCAAAAGGTGAACCAGCAGTAGGAGTATTGAATTGTCCCCCAGGGTTTACATTAAGAACTGTCACAGTAAATGCCGCGGGCGGGAAAGAAACTTTATTCACTTGCGTACAGTAAATCACGCGAAGTAGCGTGGGAGGGATGGGGAAGGCCGCTGAACCATCCCTCCCACATTGCTTTCAAAATGTTGGGGGCGTGGCCGTTCTCTCTCCCGGCATACCACACGCCCCCAACGCTTTACAATCTGGCAGTATATTCTATAACTTTAATCCTATTCAAGAGTCGAGCGGCATCATCGAACAAAGTAGAACGGAATACTTCTGGATGCTTCATGTATTCTACCAAAGCATCTTTGAGTATTTCTAATTCTATCGGACGATCTATCTCAAGTGGTTGATATATTCGTGCCATGAAAACCCTTTTTTATAAACCCGGAGACTGGCTAGCTGGTAAATTCTCCGCCAGAACCAGACGTTCTGTAGCAGCATGGATAATTATCCTAACGATCGTCCCCGGTATGCCGCTCACATACATCTGGAAAGATGATGTGTGGATGGTATGGTTACTATCCATGATTGCTTTGGTCGTTGGTGCCTGGGGGATTGCCGCAGCTGAAACTCCCGTTGAGTCAGAAGGGGGGTGATTTATTTTGTCGCCTGAAGAGTCTGTCGAGCAGGCTGACCAGTAGATAAGGCCCCTCCTGGTTGTAAGATGTAAGGCTCCGGGAGGGGCCTTATCTTTTTGTCAAATCAAGCCCAACTCCTTGAGAATCTTCCTTCCTTTGGATTTCTTAATGTCTTGGCTATTTAGAGTTAGATCGTATTTCTTTAGCCAATATTGCATGTTGCGAGATGTGCAGGATATAGAGCCTTCACCATCTATAATACCTGCCAAATATCCTAACGCAATCCGCACATCCGAGAAGTTACCGGCCACTGGCCCCATCCGCTCCTCAAATAAAGAAGTCTACCCCTATACATCTGTTCTGCTATAGACGCTTGGTGTGGGTAACCCCTGCCTCCCACCGAACGCCAAGTCGAGAGAGAAAACTGGAGCCCGCCGTAATATGGTGCTCCTGGATCTGTCCAGCTACCTTCGTACCTGTGTATGCATAATAGACCATTTGTAACGTAGTCCTGCCTTTGTGCTAGTGCTGCTTCTGTTCCCGTCGCCCCTACTAGGGCGAGTAGGAGCGCGGTTAGTACAAGCAGTCTATGCAAGGGTCGTCTCCCTTTTATAGCTTACTGGATTCCTCCGAGTATGTGCGGAGGTATTGCCAGTTGTTTATCTTTGTATCACCTCCTTTCCCCCTATGTTGTGGCTGCCATAATTAGACGGACTTCTTCACAAACTCTTTCGTGGCCCGCTGTCGCATCTTCAAGAGTAGTATAGCGCCACTGATCTTCACCGTAATTTTTGTTGTTGAATACCATCGTCTCGAAAATTTCTGGTGGCCCATCAAGATTGCTATAAATTCCTAACCAAACGGTTGATACCCAATAAGGGCCAACGTGCTCCTGCTTGATTATCCGATAATCTCTATCGTTCTGAAGCTTTGACCATTCCTCGGGGGTGATCGTATTACCTTCTTTATCAAGCCAAGCGAACATTACAATCTTGGAGGTATGATCTTTGTATCTTGTTCGGACGTGGGTGTGTGGGCTGGATCAAAGAACCAGTCTACAACCTTCTGAAGTAGTTCCCCTTGCTTGGCTAGTGCCTCGTCAGTGGTAGTAGCTACTCTCATCAGGTGAGATGCCATTTCCGAAGCTCCCACCAAACGACCGATCATAAAAGGAAGCGCCGGATCTTCCAAAATATCGGTCATAGGCTTCATATTTTTACGTCGAAGAAAAGTAGACGTTCCAATCACCTTGCCTATCTGTCATTGTTTCTCCCAGATAATTCCAGGAGCCTGGCAGCTCTTGAGGCTGAAAACGACTGAGTGCGTATTCCCAGTAGACTCCTAACAGGAGAACCACGAATTCATAGCCGAGACGCTTGCAATCGGCAATCATTGCGTTCTCGTAGTCTATTGGCTTGTCATACCATGCTGTGTTCTCAGCTGGGTAAACTTCAGCTAGAGCGGCTATTCCAAGTGCAGCCAAAGTTGGCGCAATCTCTGAATTAGTACGCTCGTTGAACAAATTAGTTAATACGGCTACCCATATAGCCGTATTGATAGCAACCCAAGTAGCTCCCGCCATACAACCTGCACACTCCTCAGCAGTTTCCATCTGAGGAAGATACATCATGGTCATGTGATCTGTGGGATACTGCTCAAGCGTTCTAGTCAGATATCCGGCAGCACCCTGAGCTTTCTCTTGAGTTGGCTTATCGTCCCACAGAGCAATAGCCATATTACGCTTGGCTGCCTCGTTAAGCCATTCATCCCCACGGTTTTCCCCGTACTTAACCGCAACGGCGTAATATCCGTGGTTGATAAACTTGTCTAGGAGTACCCCAATCCCACCAGGATATGAGAAATCGTGACCGTCGAAAGTACAATTGGAAGTAGCATCCCCTACGAGGATGCCCCGGCGAAAGGGTTTTTACTAGCTCCCGAATCGTGATCGTCAACGAGAATGGTTTGACTACGCTCCAGCTTATCATATGCTTTCCACTGTTCTAGTGGCTGAGTTAGCGTATTAATGCTAGGCCACTTACCATCCGCTCCCTTCTTCAGAAGAGTACCATTAGGGTCAAGATCACGTAGCCGATTCATTGCAGCCGTGATCCCATCTTGACTTCCGATATCGCTCATTCTTTTACCTCTTCAGTCGTCACTGTAACCTTGAACATGCGGTCATCAGTATCAACGAGAACAAGAACAGATGTAGGATGCTCGGCCTCCTCTATTCTAGTATTGTTCAAGATGTATATGTCTGGAATATTATCTAAGATAATGGCTACCACGCCTTCCTCGTGGACTTGTTCTTCAGTGTACTCACTCATAACCATTCGTCCATCCTGACAGCAAAATCCTGCTCGTTGGTAATGAATTGATATCCAGCGCCAAATGTGAACCACTGTAGAAGGTGTCTGGTGGCATCGATTCCGTGTTCCACTTTAGTGAACATGCCATGTGGTATATACCCCCGTTTCTTCAGCACGGCGTTCGTGTAATAGCTCTTACCCTGTGCGGGGTTTTGCAAATACAGGGCCACTTGATGTGGCGCAGTCAGTTCATACAAACGAGCTACACCTATCAGTTGAATGGGAAAGTAGTTGATGCCCGTAGCTGCACGATGATGACCACCACGAAACTGAAAATCTTCGCAGATGATATATCTTGGGTGGAATTCGTGTAGACGATTCCAAAGATCGTCAACCTCATCCATCATTTGGAATGGGTAGAATTCTACCTTATTCTCAGGCGTAACACGAGCATAGCAATAGCCTGTCATCAGGCCGGGATCAATTGCTATTACTCTCATTCAGCAGGTGGCCTGTACTCTTCAGTGTCTTGCCACATCTGAACGAGCATAGCTGTCATCTCGTCGTATGATTTATCTTGAGTTGGCTGACCCGTTACCGTTTGAACTATCGCTTGTAGTAGAGTGTCCAGTTCTGGAGAAGCTTCCGGTATGCTCATTCAAGTTCACCTTCCTTGAATTTCCTGACGACTTCAAGAGCCTCTTCCTCGGTTTTATACGTACCCAGCCGGATAAATTTATAATCACGCCTGAGTCTAGCCACCCATCTACATTTTCTCACTTCATAAAAAACATTTTTGGCTGCATTATTACGCATATTTATGGCGTGCGTAACGATTCTTAAATTCTCGCGGCGATTATCGAACTTGTTCCTGTTGATGTGATCTGTCTCAAATCCTTCCGGAATTTCTCCGATAATCATTCTGTGTAAATACTTGTGTTTATGACGTCCGGAGCTGCACTTAAAATATCCACCACTGACACACCATCTTATTTGCGAAGCCCACTCATAAACATCATCGTCCACGATGCAAGTTTCACCGTGAATTGCTGTAAGCGTTTTCATGGTAATCTTCCATTTGGCCCCAATTAGAGCCGACGCTGAATTCCGCCACAAAAGGAAACTCCCAGCCAAGAGCTTTTTGCGGTGCGGTTTCCAGACATTCTTTTAGTTTACTCACAGCTTCTGGTACGTAAGCCTGCTTACAATTGACAAGGATGCTATCATGGACTGTTATGCGCGTGCTGATAACGTCCCATTTATTTGTAGCAGTTAACCATTCGGTGAATTCACACAAAGCCCAATTGGTGATATTTGCGGCGATGTTCTGCGGTAGGAAGTTAATGCCTTCCTTGACCACATGGATACGTGCGGACTCATCCTGTGGGATTACATAGAACCTGCGCTTGTGACCGAACGGAGATTGAATCTCCCCTTTCTTAAGCACCAAAGCTTCCATGTGCTTAGTCCAGTCCCACACCGCCGGAAATCTGTTCCACCAGTAGTCTATAAAATTCTGAGCTTCTTCCTGACTGATATGATACATCTGCGCGAAGCTGTATGCACTCTGCCAATAAGCCACTCCAAAGTTGATGTTCTTTGCAACAACGTACTGTTCGTAGGTGTAATCACTTCCATAGAATTGGGTGGCAACTTCTTTGTGGAGTGACCTACTTGTATCGGTGTAAACTGATTGAAGTTGTTCGTCACCACTGAGTGCGGCAATTGCGCGAAGCTCAGCTTGAGAGAGGTCAGCAGAGACAAAAATACATCCGGGGTCTGGAACGAAGGCACTACGGATATTTGGTAATCCGTCTTTTGGTCTTGTGATGTTTTGTAGGTTTGGCTTATTACCACTAACCCTCCCGGACTCAGTTCCGTGAATCTTAAAGTCAGTGTAAATTCTTCCGTCCTTACTTCGCTTGAGGACGAGTCCCTCAAGATAGGTTCCTCTCTGCTTGTCAAGTTCCTTAAATTGATCGAGGGTTTCAACAAATAGTTTGAAAGTCTCTCGATGAACCGAGTCATTGCAATTAAACCCTACTTGTAGAATCTCGTCCCGAACGAATTTGTCGGTGGATCGCTTGCCTACTCGCTCAATGTTTGATCTGATGAGGTTGTGATGAAGCCCCCAATCATCATACATCAGCTTCTCAAGTTGCTTGGGCGAGTTTGGATTCAGAAGCTTGACACCACATAGCTCCCGCATATAGGCACGCTGTGCTCGCAGTTTAGGCCACACGACCCGCTCTAGAATGTTGCAGGATTCCTCAGCATCGTAGATAGTACCCTGCATCTCAGTACGAGCCAACGCCTCACTCAAGCGGATCAGCAGCGAGAGATATGGTTTCTCCCAAACGTTGTCATTGATGGCCCGTTCCTTCAGAACCTCGAACAGTGAGATAGTTCCTGCGGTATCATGGCCGTTGTATTTGTATAGTTCCTCATGCGCTTTAGCATCCGCGAGGATACCATCTTTCTTAAACTGCCGCACAGATGGTGGCTCGTATTTCGGCCATCCTAGTTCATCCTTTAGCAACCATTCTAGCGAATGGCCGCCAGCACCACTATCAGGGTCGCCAGGACGCTCATCGAGACACCAACTGACAAGCATAGAATCATGATCGACGCGCGCATTTATTCCGGCTCTTCGTAATACCTTGACGTCATATTTTCCGTTATGCCAGAGGTAAGAGATTCCAGGGATTTCATAAAGTCGTCGGAGATAGTTTCCGAGGAAATCATTATTGTAACAGACCGACTCTCCGAAAACGATGGCACGTTCGGATCTTGTGGAGAAACCTGCACAAACAATTCTATTGTAAGCTCCATCACCCTCACTCCTGGTTTCAAGGTCTGATGCCAGTAGAGTACCAGGCACCAGCGTGGGAAGTATTTGTTCTACCCATTCCCTCGCCTCTACGACGTTCTCAGTGAATCGTACTTTTGGTAGCTTTGGAGTTGGTAGTGGTGCTATAGCCAATCGAAAATCACGAACAAGCTCAGGATAAGTAGCGTCGTCCCTAAGCACAACAGCAGGATTGTTAGTAACGATGACACGTTGCGCCTTCCCATTCGTTTGCACGAAATGGGGATAGCCACGATTCTGGCCTACATTAGAAACTCCTAGAACGCTGTAGGCTGCCTCTCTGCCAGCCGCAATGATAGTATCAGCATTAGCGATTTCCGCCTTTAGACGCGGTTCGCAACAAGCGACAGCTAATCCGAAACCCTGCTCTGTACCATCGGCTTGGCACAAGACGGCATTTGTGGCAAATACATCTTTCCTGTCTACTCCATGAATCTTGAGCAGATGATCCAGGATTCTCCCGCTTGGCCCCGAAAAACTCTTACCTCGGATAGCTTCGTAATGACCTGGCGATCTAGATACGACTGCGATCTTCGCATCGGTCGGCCCGGTCGATGCCGCAAAAGATTTGTTCTTCAGCGGGCACTTATCACAAATAGCATGTTCAGCTTTTGGCTGCATGGCCTTGCTCTTCTCTCTCCCTCAGATACTCCGCAAACTCTTCTTTCTCGATCTGGATTGTATCCATCATCATTCTGAGATAATACTCGTACTCGATCTTAGCTTTGTGTTTCCTGAGCGGATGCCATCGAGAAGTGTTTGTGTGCTTCTCGAACCATTCCTCATACTTCTTCTCGTAATAATTAACTTGTGCGCTCATGCCCGACGTAATCAAGAACTGTTGAGAGAACTGCTTCGATTCTGATATATAAGTCACTAATAGTTCCGTCATTCTTTATCACAACATCCTTCGGGATATTATCCATTTCACTCTCGCTGACATGATTCTCCCACCCCCTGTGCTGGGGTTGGTCTGAGGGGGGCCGCTTAATGTCAATTACATAGCCTCCCAATTGTTTTACACGATAAGCTTCATTCAGGAATCTACAATCATGGATGACGATTTTTCGGCCTACATAGAATCCCACAGGAGGTAGTGGCAAAGCTAAGTCTACCCAAAAATCTTCACCAAAGATATCACGGTGAGCCTCAGTACCATAACGCTGTAGTGCCTCACGGAAAGTCATGACTGGCCCAGATAGATACTCATTTTCGTAAGATGTATCCACTGTTCTAATCTCTATGAACGTGTTTGGATCGTTCTTGAATTTTTCAATCTCATGATAGCGAATATCGAAAAGCGCAGCAAACGATTTCTTTAGTGGGTCTGCAAATGCTCGCAACTCAAACTCATGCTCTTTTATGAGATAAGCAGCGGCCGTGCTCTTGCCGCTACCTCTTTTACCTGTAAATGCAATAATCATGTTACCCAGTATGCCGATCCGGTACCACGGGTTTCTCTCCTTACCATACCACGATCTTCGAGAGTATCCAGATATTCCGTAGCTTCTCGCTTAGACAGCTTGAAGTGTCTCATAAGCTGACCGCGCAAAATTCCAGGATGGTTCTCGATAGATCTATGGAGTTTATCTAGGAGCTTTTCCGATTGTTTCTTTCCGGCGTTCATAATCAACTGAATTGAGCAGTTACCCCAAATCTGGACGTAATGAGCCGCATTCACTATATCCTGATCTTCTACTTCGATACGATCGTCAATAGGTACCTGCCTGGATGCAGCTAATATTACTCCCATTTTGAGTAGACTACGGTGCATTCTTTCAAATGTCGGTAGAGCGAGGTTCCTTACGAGGGAATCCTTCGCGGCTTCAATCATTGTGTTTTCTATCTCTGTGTTTCTAGCCCAAGCTTCTTTAGTGAGTTGAGCCCTAATCCTCGGTGGCATCTGAACTTTCTGTCCAGCAATCTTCATGGTCACATCAGAAGCATAATGCTCATACATATCTGCTAGCTTAGCTACGATCTTGGCTTTCTTGTTCATTCCTTCTTCTGTTGGTGGCCCCATCGGTCTACGTTCTTCCGCTTCTCCCGTTACTACCAGAAATCTTGGTAAAAATCCGGACAAGACGTATCCTTCTGTGACTGACTCATAAACTCTATCAACGACTCCACCGGCCAGCACTATGAATGCGGGAGATTCAATGATAAATGTTTCTTTGCGTAGAGTCCTCTTGAACCAGGGAGGCACATCATACAAGGCTGCAAGTGTTTCTTGCATACCCGACATGTAGTCTCTACGATTCATAGCCTCAAAGAATCCAGACACTTCATCTTTCCAGAAGATCGAAGTGCGATTGGGTCTGTTCGTCAGACCAGTGAGGATTCCCTCTGCTGTACCGTCTGTGGCTACCACTAGCTCTTTATCTAACGTTTGAAGAATATCGACTATCAAACGCATAGATGTGGTCTTTCTGCTGATCGTAGACTCACCAAGAATCAAAGCCCACAGATTTGGAACGATTGGCCCTGCATTGGTTTCCAGTCTAACCGAGCATGATACTATAGCACTCAGAGCTATGAATGCACATAGCTCATGGAAGATTCTTGGGGCGTCCGTAGCTCGACAGGCCCAATCCATGTACTCATCTACGAATGTTTCGGTTTGGGGATCAGAAACAAGTTGAGGCATAACCAACATCTCTGGCAAGGGTTCGCCACCAACGTAACTCTTGCTGGCTTTGATGACCTCTCTCCATAGATGCTCAACTGGCCTACCATCACGCTCGTATTTATTGCAGGAAGCATGACGAACGACAGTAAAAACTTCTTCTGCTGTCATCCCCACCTTGAAACATTCGTGGATGAGTCTCCATAGAGTCTTTGACCAATCTGCGTCTAGTTCTAGCTCCTGTGTGAAGAGAGCCTCAAAGGCTGTCTGACGTAGAAGTGGCTTATGCTTCTCAATGATTGATGTAGGATCTTTGGAAGCATCGGGCATCTCCGAGCCATCCTGATTCTTGTGGATGGTTGTCGGGAGAAGCTCAAAGAGTTTAGCTGGCGCTTCGGCGCTAAAAGCTCTAGCAACTGTAATGTGTGGCTTGTCTGTATACTTGAGATTTCTAGTAAACGGAACACGAAAAAGCTGGGTTAGATCCCAGCCCGACGAATCAGCCTTGTATTTATAAGCAACGCGCCTAGAATATTCTTCTGCCTCGTATGGTGGGATTCTCGAACTTAGACGCCAGAAGGCTTGCCATCTGCCAGGAGATGACTGAATGACGATTTGTGGGGGAATGTCCTCGATTTCTTCTGGATTCTTCTCATCTAGATCAGCCCAAACTATGTCTGATTCCAGACAGAATTCTTTACGCCTCTCCATCTTGGAGAGGAGATTAATACAGAAGTAGAGATTATATCTCTGCTCATGATGCAGCAAAAACTCTTCTACTCTTGTGTGGTCTGTAGGCCACTTGAAGAAGTGCTGCCTGAAAGTTACTTTCGGCGCTGCTGCTTCAGATGTGGCGAAACAGATAAAGCCCTCGTAATCCTTAAACAGTAGCTCAAAGAATTGCTTGCGTAATTCACTCTTAGCAATCAACGAACCTCCAAATATATCGGGGCCACACTCCTGCTCTAGAGCATGGCCCCGATCTTGGCTAGCTTAGCTAGCTAAAGGAGGCCACCATCATCACCGCCAGTGGTGACAATAGATCCTGCTGCTTTCACTCCCTTGACAGGATTATTGAATTCACCTTCGATGATGTTTCCGTTCTGATCTTTCTTAGGTTCCTTGCCAACAATCACTACACAAGGACGACCCTTGTAGTCCTCAAAATCTGGATCGAAACTACCACTCCTGACAGTCTCCTCGGGATCACCAACAGCGATGAAGAAGCGAACAATCATACCATTCATCTTCTCACGCTTTTCCTTGGGATGATCCTCGGGAGGAATGACGTATTGGGTCCACACACGACGATTAATCACGCTCTCATCCATGAGCTTGAATTGAATCTTCATCATCCGTGTACCCATAGGAACTTTGCCGTCACGCTTGGTAGCGTCCATAGTAATCTCGAACACTTCAGCGTTATACCGACCCGGATTCAGAGGCTCGAAACCTGATAGATCAGCGTCGGAAAGGTTTAGGGGGCCAATTGACATGTTCTCTCCTTTTTACTACCTGCTAAGCGGCGGTCGCTTCAATGGACTCCTCTGGCAACGTTTCGCTGTCATCGGAATGCACCGCTGATGGATTAAGTGTACCACTAATGATGTGATTCCAAATTTCGGAGATAGTGGTATTCTCCAAACTTCCGCCAAGCGTGGAAGTTCTATCCTTAGCCTGTACTCTGCGTGTACCGACCACTTGAAGCTTGCGATTAATCACCCCCGTTTTATTTTCAGAGTAGAGGTATCCCACAATATCCATGAATCCCGGCACTTCAGTCCGAAGCTTGCCAGCGAATCCGGGGAAGTATCTTGTGGGCTGGCCTTCCTCCTGCATGGTAGCTACAGAAGCAGTCATAATCACATGACAAGGAAGATCGCGGAATGCGCGAACAATCCTTCTGATGTGGCTTCTGTTCTTTCCCCACTCACGCTGAGACGGTACATCAATATCTACCTTCTCAGGGTTGCGCTCATACGCTTCCTTCATAATGAAACGCATATCTAGATCAGCAAGCTCAGTGAGTGAGTCCAGTACGACTGTTCTGTAGTAGATCCTGCCATTCTCGATAGAGTGATAAAGCTTGTTATAAATCTTCTCGACTTGTGGCATAGACCGAACAGGAATTACATCTACCTTCCTGTGCCGAATTGTAGTAACGCCACCCTCCACGTCCAAAACCAGCACAGGGTTAGTGTCTGGATGATCTTCTGCTGTTCCAGCTAGCCATGTTTTACCAGCACCGGGATCACCGTAGATCAGGACGTTGAGCCAATCAACCACTTCATCAGGCGACTGAACTTGCAGCGACTCACGAAGATCGTCAGTATCATCGACTTGAGTCATTAGATTCCAACCTCTCTATCTGCGGCGTCGTATGTCCCATGCTATAATTATCATTAGCACTATTACTAGGAGCACCGCCGCCGGGTAAATATCCGTTAGACGGTCTAGTACATTCCATAGATCACTTAACGTTTTCTTCCCTTAGAAAAGACCGAGTTGGCTTTGGCTGCTCGTGTTTTCCCCTTCCCGTGTTTGTTCGCTGTTGCGTAGAATACTTGTGTCCCCTTCTTGGCGCCGTATTGCTTCTTCATAGATGCTCGGGCTTTGTTGCTCCCTTTGGAATATGCGCGCCTGGGCATTTTTATCCATCTCCAATACTAGTTCATTAAGTCTCCGAAGCGCATGCATCATACACAACGGCGCTCCTTCGACTCTACAATATGTCGGTGAACCACACCCTCCACCTCTGTAACCTGCATGGTTAGAACACGGCATTGAGTGTTCGTACCATCGGAGTGGGCCTTTTTGTTGCGAACGATATTCCGTATGCTGGTGAGGAGTTTTCCCACGTTCTTTCTCCCGTTTCTTGGCTAGGAGTCTATCGATTTCTTCTTTAGTCAGACCCATCGCACAAGCCTCTGGTGCTCATCCACTTGATCCATCTCTCCTGATTCCAGCGGGGATTGGGAATGACGGGCACCTCACCGTTATGATAAACGTATGTCATTTCCAATCCCTGCAAGATTTGATCTGCCAAATCCAAACTAGTGTGCTTTGATTGTAGATGCAGAATGCCCCACAATCTTCTTGGTGACACTCCCGTTTCTCTACATATCCAGCTTACGTAACCTTCTTGAGAAGATATATCTAGTCTATCTTCCCATCCTTTCTCTTCGTATCCACCAACCGAACCGTAAACTCTCTTGTGAATTCTGACCTTGCCATCGTGCCTAGCTTTGAAATCTATGATGAACCTTTCGAGGACTATTTTCAGATCCGCCGTGTTAACTACTAACGGATCGAAGGTTGATCTGTAACCTTTTTCACTAGGCATTATCCTCTAATTGATTGGATCTTCACAATACTGCTTGAATGCGTAATAGATGTTCTCGTCTGTGATAATTGCAAGACACCCGGAACAAATCCACCATTTGCGAGGTTCGTCACGAACTGCGAATCGCTTACACTTATTACAAATAGGCGGAATCATCGATCCTTGTTGACCGTATAGTTGTTTTCTATCAGAAACTCCCAATCAGCGCCCGACTCTTTAGCTAGGCAAGGAGCACGAAAAGCACAACCGAGGCACTTAAAGCTATTAGAGAGATTAGGGTATATACGAGGATTTCCGAGCATATCGAGCGCCTCAAGATATAAACGTATGCCAGCGTTGCGGAGTTGATGACGATTACGACGCACCAGCTTACGTATAATAAACTGTTCATCTCCTACATCTCTCAGCCAGCTTATGTAGTTTTGGTGCTTTTCTGACAGGGATGAAATGTCAATTTCGTTCTGTGTGATCCACTCCATGAGCATATCGTAAGTGCATGATTCTTCGTTACGATTGACCGAGAATAGTCCTCCACGTACAATAGTTGGTGGACGTGGGGCGGCTTTGCGTAGGACATTATAGATTACTTCCTCCATTTGTTCCCCTTTGTGGGGAAGGTCGTAGTATTGGGCCTCAATTTCTGCCGCCCACAGATAAGATGTACATTGCTCGTCTGTTTCTAGCTTCTCGAAGTATTCCTCACCGATCTTCTCGGCAGTCTTGTGATCCATTATGCCCATCTTGCCACTAGGCTTCTGCCAGATAGCATCCATACGACCACGCGCATGAACCTCCAACACTTTACCAGCGTTGGGAGAATCCACGCGCGTATCCATGCGCTTGAGGATGCAATTATTCTCGTAATCCCAGATAGGGACTGAGAAATCATGCTCAGCTACGAGGACCTCAAAGCCATCCATTTGGTTGGCATAACGTTTGTATGCTTCAAGCATACCAATGCCAAGATCATTGAGGCTCTCGTAAAAATCGTGGTCTGGATCAGGAAGGATATCTTCTAGCCCACGAACAAAGAAAAGCCCGTCGGGCTTCATTTGCGGCTTAAGATCGTAGACTAGATCAAGCCAATCTTCCGTTACTGTTCCACCGTACCATTGTATGTGGAACCACGTTTTAAATGCCTCTACTGGATCACGGCGCAGACCTGGCGTATAATACGCCTGCAATGCATAATGCACGCCAGTACCGAACCAGAGATTAGGATTGATACCATGTACGTCTGCACGTACAGTGAGGTTATGTCTTGAGGGACTACTCCAATCCCAATAACGACGGCAACGTCTAAACGACGCTCTGTCGCTGTTGTGAATTGGGATTATATCCCACTTGCTTGGTATTTGCGGCGCTTGCCAGATAGCAGGGCTTTTGCTATCTGTCATTTGGTGAGTCACTTTATGGACTCTCCCCTCCCGTATCGACCCCTTACCTTAGCACATTCGGCCCGAAAAGTCAACCCTAGCCAAAAAATTTATTTCAGGCGAACAAGCGTTCGTGGGGAGTGTGCGGCTCACTCCCCACCTTTGTATTGATGCTAAGCCATTTCCAGATCCTCGATGGCCCGTTTAATATTCATTGCTGCGCTTGTGATCTTCCTCTCCATGAGCGGAGACTCGTTCAACTTGCCACAGAGTCTATTCTGTGCTTCTACTCTCTTAAGCCAACCAACTAGATGGCTGACTCTGTAATCGATTCTACGGAGAGCTTCAGGAACATGCTCGTCTCTATCGATTGTGAACCAGAGTCTCTCGGAATTTCCTTTACTGTAAGGAAAGCTCCACCCTACGTTATTAATCCAGAAGGTAGTTCTTGTCATGGTTAGCGCTGCACTTACTCTCTGATACGGAATATCGAGAGCTATTGCAATGTCTCTGATTGATCCATGAAACGGATCGGGGCCATCAACTAGATTCTTGATAGCAAAGGCAACCTCGATGATCGATTTACTGTAGGTCTTTCTCTTTGCTTTTCTGGCATCATAGATTCTAATGATCTCTTCCCGTGTCAGAGCCATGATTACGCCTCCTGGAAATCCGGAACACCTTTGGTTGCTTCGAGGAACCTTCTCAAGCATTCGGTATACGCTTGAATCATGCTCTCTTTGGCAATTGCTTGATCTTCCTCTGAAGCTAGAGGAGCCTCATCTTTCCAAGAAAGAATAATCAGGTCTGTTAGATTGGTGAGCTTTCCTTCTGCAAGGGACATATCTCCCAAGAAGTTGAATGTTCTTCCGCCAATCGGTGGTTCATTGACTTTGGCTGCAAAGAGCTTCTTTATATTCTCACGCTCAACTTTGGCATCCTTGGTCATCTGCTCAAGCATGACTTCAGTTTTGCCACGTTCCAAGCTATCCTTTGTTGCAGGATTACGCGCGATTGCTTTAGCTACTCTCGGTTGACTAGCTACAATAGCTGCGATCTTCTCGGGATTCTTCTCTGCAACTCTCTTGAGAACTTGTGTCTCTTTCTCCATTGGGGAACCACCGGCCACGGCATAGTAAGCCTCCGTAAACGGTGGCCTATCTTCTTTCTCGGGATACATCTCTACCATACGGACATAGTTGCTTACCGTTTTTTGAGAGACGCCTACCATACCAGCGATTTCTACTTGAGTAGCATTTTCTTCCTTGTAGGCTTTCCAGATGAGACTAGCAGCATCCCACTTGGAACTGTCTGCTAGAGTCTGCCTTGTATCGGCTAGCTTCAAATGCTCTCTAGCCTCCACAAGCAACTCTTTGCTCTTGGTATTGAGCAAAGTACCTCCTTTCCTCTCTCCGAGTTACTGTGCCTTTAGCATAGCAGAAACGGCGTCTGTTGTCAAGGGGTCAGACGAGGACTATACCACGGTATAGGCAGTTCTTTGATTAGCCACGCGACTATCGATTTTAGCGATTTCTTGTGACGTTCGGCACTTGTTAGTAGGTTCCTACTAGGTTCCTGGTATCTTGCGAACATGCGTTCTATCGATTTGTGATTAAGGGGAGTAAGCACGGGTTCACTCATCAGTGTCGAATAAGCAGCGCCCGTTACGACTAGGTTGTCCACCTACTCCCCAAGCTTTCAATTCTGCTTGACTCCTAGCTTAGTATCACGCACAACGTACAGCGTGGGAAATCTTGGCATTGGTTCGAGATAGCACAAGTAGATGTGCTTTCCGTCTTGCAAGAAGAAGTGAAAATTATCCTTCAATCTTTTCATCTACAACCACGCCTGTTGGAACTGTGTATGTGCGGCCCTCCCGTTGGCCTACACCTTCAGTAATCACGATCTTCCCTTCATCGGCCAAAACCCTAACGTGCCTATCAATCGAGCTTTGCTTGATTTCGATAATTTCCACAAGCTCTCTGGTGGTGAGTGGATGATCTGACTCTTCAATAGCCTTAAGGATCATGCTCTTATTCTTAGCTCCCGCTTGATGACTCTTCTTGCGGCCATTCTCACCAACCGTAACTGGGAGAGGAGAAATCACGGTACCATTGAGAGCCATCTCACGCTCACCTGCCCACACAGCCATGCAAGGCAAGGAACAGATATCAAAGCTATTGTAGCTACCCCCAGTCAAGCCATCTTGCTTGATAATGAAAATCTTGTACCATTCTGGAGGCGAATACTTCAGATCTTCTACTTCTCCGAAGTTCTTGCAACCGGGACAATCACACGTAACGATTGCGGACTGCTTTCTTGCCATACACTCTCTCCCGTTCTAGCCATTGCCCCAAGGATCAGTAAACTCGATCATGCTTGCATCTTGAGGCTCTTCGATTCTCAGAATAACTGCCTTGTCGATTGTCATGTCATCGAATAGCACTTCCTCCATTCGTTGGATGACTTGTTCTCCCGTTATGTTGTCGGGCACAGTCATAACCGCCCGTAGATAAAAGAGTGCCACTATGCTGCCACTTCATCCGGACGCTCTGCTCCGAATACCTGTGCAAACCACCCTAGTTTGGTATTCACATTACCGAGAACGCGGTAATCCACCGTACTCTGTGCCCTGATGTAGATAAGCTGACACATACCCTTCTGCCCCGGACGATACACACGACCAATGGCCTGTGCGTTTTGTGCAGGACTCCACGACTGATCCAGGAAGATAGCCCTGTGCGCGCTTGTGAGATTGATAGACTCGCTACCCACACCGAGCGTGCAAAGGAACACCTGATGCTTCTTTTCTGGCCATCGCTCATGCCAAAGATCATACCTCTGCTTCTCCGTATGATCTGCCTTCAGGTGAAGGAATGGAATGTTAGCCTTCTCAAGCCTCTTACGCATAAGCTCAAGCGGCCCGCGGAAGTTACTGAACACAACAACCTGATCCTTCCGCTCATCATCCCACTCAAGTCCCTCAATCACTTCCATGCAAGCATCAAGCTTAGAGCTAGGCTCCTTAAGCTCAATCTCCTGAATCCTTCTACCAGTGATGGGATCCTCATGCTCACCCTTCACATCAGGAGTAGCCACACAAATCTGCCTAAGCCGCTGAAGTGCAGACACGACGTTAGGCGCATGAAGTGGAGCACCCTTCTGATCTAGCGCGTACAGATCCTCCATGATGTTAATATACATCTTATTCTGGATCGGAGACAGTTGAACAGGAACTATAGTCTCCATCGGCTCGGCGATATCAGGGAAGCATTCAGCCATCGTGCGCCGAGTACCAATCTGCCTCACAAGAGCACGAAACTCCTGCTCCCTGTGGGGCTTGATACCCACGATCTTACGATAGCCACCCTCATCATCCTCTTCGCAGTAATGCTCACGAAAAGCCCAGTAACTAGAGTAGGTCTTGGGATACAGGAAATTCAGAGCACTCCAAATTTCAGACGGATTGTTAACGAATCCCGTCCCGGTCATCGCAACCTTAAAGCCAGCCTTCAGCTTCTTGATATTGCGAGTCCACTGAGTATCCTTGTTCTTCATCCTGTGCGCCTCATCAACGATGATGGCATCCCAATGCTTGTTCATCAACTCATGACACTTGGGAATCTTCATCTGAATCGTGCCATCCTCGTTCATCACAGGCCGCTTATCGGGCTTCCCGTTCACGTAGATGGGATTCCCGTCAGGATCCGTGCGAACCTGCATAACCTGTTGAGGCTGACACGCTTTGTTGAGAAAACACTGATAATGTGCGACTACCACAACCGGACGCATGAACAGTGGATCTGGGAGAATCACGTCCCACGGTGCCGCAGTTCCATTAATCACAAGCTGGAACTTTGTGCTAGACACAGAGAACACTTCCCACTCCGGCAGCACTTCAGGCAGAGACTCCATGTACGCACCCTTACCCGTTTTGGTTGTGATGACCAAAACACGTGGGTTGGGGATATGCCTTAGCTTCTGTTCCCACAGCCATTCCACTGTCGTTGTTTTGAAAGTGCCCATCTCATTCCACAATGCACAGTTGCCGCTTTCCAGCAATCTGGCAATATCCTCCCGTTGGAAGTCTGCCATCTTAAACTTACCACTTCCTTTAGGCTTCAGGATTGCCTTTCTCTCCATGTCCCACCTCCTTTCCAAGATTTAAACCTGCTAATTCAATAAGTCTGAGTTTGATACGCTTCCACGCTTCCCAATCATGTTCATCACCATGAGTATAGACGAAGATATCCATGATAACAATATCTTCCGGTGTGATTGGATCAGCCATTAACGGTACCCACAGCTTGCATAGCCTGAGTCCGGCCGCGGCTCACATCAAACTATGGAAATAGTGGGTATTTCCCGCACCCGTCATGTTAACTCAGAATCGCCTTGCCAAACTCTGCCTGGACGATTTCCAGCGCTTCCATGATACCAGCAGCGGAAGCCTGATCCTCAGTAGTAGGATTAGAGTCCTCATCCTCTGGATCATAGTGTTCACTAGCTGCCTCAAGCAAACGTGCTTCGATCTGCTTGAATAGATCCTTAAGCTCCATCTCTCTCCTTAACTTGGATAAAGAATTTTAGTCCAATCGAATCCCGTTTTACTCCCATCAGGAAAGATGATCGAATGGGGTTTGTGCTCTTTTCTCGCAAACCTCAATGTCTGCCATGTTCCTGATCCACGCATCTGTTCTTGGAACGAGCCAGGAATTGCAATCAAGTATTGACAACTCCTGACCATGTTATTGTTCCTCACGGAATAAATCTGCACAGGCTCCATCTTCTCACCCTTACAGTGGGCACGTAGCCTACCATTCATGGGCGGATGGATATGTACGAGCATCCCAAGTTCTCTAGCAATCTCATGGGCTTGCTCATCCACGCCTAAACAATCTCCGTGCAATATCCAAACAGGTCTGTACATCCTATTCAAACGCTTAAATATCTCCCGTAGTTGTACCTCCTGTGCTGGGGTCATTCCCTTGCGGGTGCCGCTAATGGCAACCGTAAGTGTTCGGTACTCTGGCCTAGTTATAAGTCCGAGAGTACCTTTGCTAAGGCTTCCGCTTTCGTCATCTTCAGTTCCCTGTACAGATAGACGTAGCGGCGACTCTGCTTTCTGCATTCTGTATATCTCCTACAGAATATTGCATTCTTGCGTGCGCGGAGTATTATTTCTCCACATACAACGCAAGTTGGCCGCAGTTGCGGCCCCCTCAATACGTTGATTGCTTGCCAAAGTGTGTGACCTTGAACAATTAGGAATTCTAATGAGTCCGCATTAGTAGCTAAGAATCGCTCTAACGCATCGTACTCGATGCCGGTGCAATCTAAGCACCAGCCACTTATGGGATTTAATTCATCTACCCATTTGCCGCAATTAAAACATAATACCGTGGAATCAGGGGGAGCGCCACTTTTGCGGTTGGCGCTCATTGCCTCGAAACCTGGCTAACCCCTGATTCCTACGGAAACCGAAGAACGGGAGTACTTCGGTCCGGAAAGCATACCACATCCGGGAGCCCGTGTCAAGGGCAGAATCCATCGAAACCCGTGGTTTGTGGCGATCACTCGATAGCCGCGATTGAACAGGGACTCTACAGTTTCCCATCCCCACACAACAATCTCGTGATTGACAAACTCATCAATTGTCTTGTACATCATTTCCTCCTAGACTTATTAGACTGGACAGTTATCCCACCGCATAGGATCTTATCCAGTCTAATAAGCCTTGGGAGTTAGCTCGCCGGAACTAACTCCCTCAGCTTACTTGCATTTCCTATCTTGGTATGGGTGCCCCTAACCGACGATAGGAAGCAACTGTTACGGGGCGACAGCAGCCTCAGGCTCAGCCTCAGTCTCCGAACCATCCTCACCGAACGTTGCCGTGTTGATGAGAAACACATTCTCACCATCCACGATAACATCGATGTTCTCCGAACCCTCGGGAGCGTCCTTCTTCTGCTTAGCATTCTCGAAACCCTGCTTAAGCGTAGAAGCAGGCTTCTCCGCAAGCTGGGGCCAATTCTCCTTCACGTTAGCACCATTCTCACCAGAGCCGATAAGCTCAGAGAGAAGCTGCGTGTAAAGGCCCTTCTGACGACGGTTAGCGTAAAGACGCTTAACCTCGTTGGGATCCAAACCAGCCATTACTTACTTCCTTTCGTTTTGTGGGGAAACTTCGTTTCTCCCGTTTGTGGCTAGTTCCTCTAGCCTGGTTAACCGTAGTTCCATCGATCTTAGTGCTTCTCCTAAATTGATACCTCCCGTTGTCTCTCTCCAGTTTTCGACCGCCGCGAGCCGCCGGTCAACGTCTTGTAGCTTCACTATAGCGGCTCGCCGCGCCCGTGTCAAGGGTTCGGCCGAAATTTTTTCTGCGCCGCGAAGCTCGATGACAGATGGTTGCATCCGGTTCCCACGTTGCTGGAATACGATGGCTCCCGATTCTACCAAGACTTGGCGGATAGGAGTATAATTCCCAATACCCACATCTAAGTGCTTGAACAGATCTGTTACCTTTCCCTCGAACACACGTTCGCCATAATCATTGACTTTCGATTCTACGTACATTAGAGCGTAAAGGTCCGTTGCCCACTCTACTAAGTTGTCAGCACTTGAAGTCATGTGGCAGGAAGTTCCTGCTGTGCTGGGTTTTCTAGTAGCCACCCATCAATGAAGCAATATCTACACATCCATTGACCCTTAATCTTAATAACGGTCTGACCGTTAGTACGATCGCGTGGATCGATACACTGCTCATTATCACAGTTCAGCATCTCTCCCGTATCATCATCAATGAGCTTGTGCATCATCTTGAACCACGTCTGATATGTACGATCATCAAGATTAGGCTCGTTCTTTTTGCGACCCCCACCACGAGTGCGTGACGCTTTCTTCGCAAGAAGTCTATCTATCTCTTCCTTGGTGAGTCCCATCAATCCCCCTCGTAGTTTAGGGTCGCTTCTGTATCGGTCAACAATACACCTTGCTTAACTTTTGTGAAGATGTGATTACCACATTGCGGACAGAAGTTAGGGAATCTGGGATTCACCCAACAAAGTGCATGCCCACAGCATGGCATTTGAATCAACCTAAAAGTTACGCGCTCGGTGAATTTCATTAGCCAAACGGTACCGCTGGCTTGGGGGGCTCAACAGGAGCCACATCATTGTTAGGCTCAGGAGTTACCTTACGAGGTTCGGCCACACTAGGCGCGGTAGGCATAGTTTGCGGCTGAACCTGCGGTGTATCCACACGCTCAGGCACAATCTCGTAAGACTTCTTGACTGCCTCTTCAATTAGCTCGCGTGCCTTCTGAAGTGCCTCACCCACGATAGACATTGCGGGAAGCTCACGTCCGTCAAGCTCAATGAATAGATGAGCCTTAACCTTAGTGTAACGATCACGGGTGTTCATCTCAAACTCTTCGCCAAGATTAATCTTAGCCATCAATACTATCCCTTCTATGTGATGCCGGTGGCGCTATCAGTGGCTCACTCGGCAATTTACTGACTTCACTTACTTCGATAATGATTTGTCCCAATCCCTCATCCGCACGCCAATGAATCACAGCTGCATGAGTATCATGTTGGAACTTCACCACTCTCCCGTTCTCGGTGGCTACGAGGTTATAGCCACCACGTACCATATCCCAAAACTCATTGCTACTCACGTCTTGTTCTCCCGTACTAATTTGTACATTAGTCGAGTAACTTCGAGGAGAGCGTGCTTAAACTCCTCCTGACTCATATCAGTTACTCCTCCCGTTAAACGCCATGCTACTGAACACATGGACATTCTCAGCATCTCTACCAACTCTTCATCGGTGAGCGTGCGAAGAAAGTGATATGTTCTGTCAACCCATTCTTGGCTAGTTAGCGGAAAGCTTGGGTCTTTGAGAAGGAACATCAAGTCTTCATAATCGGTCATGGCTTGTATTCCTTTTTCACTAGGAATACGGCGTTATCCGTAACGAGGATATCGACTCCTGGCGCACCCACATCTCTGAACTTTCTTTCAAGAGTTTTCAGAGGCGTTTTTTCAAACCTAGACCAATGTGCCTTGACTGATACTCCTGCATACTCGGATGCTAAAAACTCTGCTACCGCTGATCTATAGATCGGATCGCTGTTTTCATGCAACCATGCTTCGCTAAAGACCAAATCATACGGTAGCCATCCCATCGGTGTATAACCCAGCACAGGCTTAACGAATACCGATTCCTTGTCGTACCTGCATGAGAACTTACGACCATCGTCGCCGTGTACGAATTTATCCCTCCGTCTGAATGCTTCAGTCCACCTGAGTTTCTCAAGTGGACTAGGCCAGTTGATGGTAGGCGGCATTATTACCAGCTTGAGTGGTAAGAAAATTCCCACTTGGTTGAGGCATTGAGTGCTCGATTGACGATTGCGATGGTAGTCTCTAGATCATTCCAATACCCTTCATCATAATCAGTACCACCAAAGAAGAATCCTTCCTGCGTTGGAAGTAGCTCCTCAGCCATAGTTGAATCCTCAAGCACCTTACCATCAGCGAAGTGTTCGGTTTCTCCGCTCCGGTCATACGTTGTACCAGTATGAACTACTCCACCGACCAACCTAGTGCTTCTCATCACGGCTCTACATGCGTCAGCCAACTCTTCAAGCTGCCCACGCGAGACGTAATAGTTACCGCAATTATCCTCGCCATTCTGAACATTGCGAACGAACCATTGGTGAATGTGGTTTGCCTTGCGCCAATAACCACACGTCACCTTCACATACAAGCTGGGTGAATCCTCAGTGACGAGATTTTCAGCCTCAACCATCTCTACGATGGATGCGTACTTACTCTTCTCACCCTCGTCACCATGACTCCAACCGCCGACATACTCCTCGGCATTAAGATACATGTCAAGTCCCATTACATCCAATCCTTCAAATCGAATTCGTCGTATGGACTACAACGCTTAAAGAAAATCTCCCGTTCAAACTCATCGTTGTCAAACTCGAATCTATTAGCCAAAGATCCACACAATCTTACCAATGCGGTTGCTGCAATGAGTCCCTCGCCATGATTATAGCTAACTACAGGAGTACCGTCCTCGTTGACGTACGTGCTAAACTCCTCACGAAACCTAGCCGCGATAATCTCATAGTGACCTTTGTGAAAGTGCTTCCTGTTACGATCTCTCTCCCTAGACGTTGTTACCACCCCGCCAAGAATTCAGCCCGCTGACGTACATCTTCAGGCAGTTTAGACAATACGATGTGCGTACCCCTACGCATACAACTAACACGCCTGCCTTTCGGAGTCACGACTATGATGCCATTACCTACACCATTCGAGTCAAGATTCATCTCGATGGTATGGCCTTTGTAATTACGTGAAATTCTCATTCTTCTCTCTCCCGTTTTTGTATTCATCTGGGTCCATCTCTAGTTAGGCTATATACACTCACCCCTCTCCGTTTCTTCCCAAAGACACATCGTATCCCGATGTATCGTGAGGTCTTATTTTAACCCCAGCACAGGCCAGCGGGAACCTGGGGGACAGCTTTGCGGCTACCACTCGATTCCATACGCCCGTGCTGGGGCTATGAGGGACTATAGCAGGTTCGGCGAGCGTTGTCAAGTGCTAGGCGGGCACGATAAGAGGCGATTCCCGCTTACTCTCGGCAAACTCCCTGGCATCGACTTCATAGATGTTCTCTTTGTATGTTGCACCCCAGCTACCTCTTGCACTTGGATGAGCATACCCTTTCATGTGCCAAAGCATCGGGTTCTCTTTAAAGTACCTTGCCCATTCCTCTGCTTGGTGAGCATGACGCAATTCATGCCACAGATTCATGCTTACCTTTTCAATCGTAATATCCGTGCCACACTTCTTCAGTTCCCACTTTACCACATCGTTAAGCTTAATCAGGTGGCAGCATCCCGCATCTGGATTATCTAGATTCAGATACCTCATGCCGTGGTTAGCATATGTGCGCCATCCTGTGTAACGATGTGTCTTGTATGCACGAAACTTCAAGACTACGGGAAGCTTGATTTCAAGTTCATCCAACGCAGCTAGAATTGCCGGTTGGTCAAACATCCAACCTGCTCTACCAGAGTTTACTGGCGGGAGTTGCAACCGATACAGATTGGTAATGAATTCCTTATCCAGTCCCATCGTAAACCTCTTCAGTTTGTCCATGTGAATCAACTACGAATTCTCGTGGCTCGGGCTTGCTATCGACATAGTACATCCCCACAATCACAGTATCTTCATCGGGGCACTTTACAAGGATACCAGAGAAGTAAGTATCAGACATGATACCATCCCACTCATTCAGCTTTGTATTAGGATAATGATACACCATCCTAATTGGGCTGATAACCTCGAAGTCCCTCAGATCATACGCTTCACCCTTGTAGCGGAAGAAGTGACCATTAATCAATTCGTCCGACATGTAATCGAAGCCAAGATCCCTCAGTTCCTTCTCCGTCAACTCATATCCGCTGATAATGTTACGCGGTACGTGATTAGTTGTGATCTTCAGTGCCATCTACCCACTCCAAATCCTCTGCCTCGTAGATGTAATGACTTGGGCCATCAGGATAATCATTCCAACTCACGGGCGTGTTGTTGTAGGTGTAGCAGATTTCCTTATCGGCAGCCTCGTATGTATCCGCATCAAAGATGATGTGAACATACGGGCAAATCTCTACCGCGCGCTCAAGGTTATCATCGTAGTCACCATCAGGTTCGGTAATCTTGGTAATCGTAGCCGTGTGACTCAACACGTCATTCGGGTTAGGATCACCATACAGAACCTTGTCACCCACCTTAAGCTTTCTCCCGTTACAGTCTTGTACTTCAAAGCTCATAGTTCACTCCCGTTATGACCAAGCCAATTCTCTTCAAGCGCTGTACGAACGGCTTTGTATGCTTCGTGAATGTTCTTGGGTTCGATGCGAACCAAGTAATCGTCGCCTTCAGGAATTTCCAGAACCAAGCCTTCAAGCGCAAGACCCAAGTTAGCTAGTAGATTGGTTACCATCATTGCCTGACTTGCGGGCATTACAACTACGTAATCTTCGTAGACTTTCATGTTGTCTCCCGTTATACTCCGATGTACTTGTTCCAACACTCATCACTACACATGCCAGTGATGAGTTGCTCCCGTTGAATTGGACTCCATTCAGGCCACACATACTGAATATGCGTGCCACTCTGATACGCTTGAAGCTTACCAGCCTCTATCGTAATGTCAGTCACTCTGTGGCAGTTAGGACACGTCGTCCTGATCGTCACTAAGTCCTGATGATGCATTCTCACCTTCCTTCTGTGCTTTGCTTGCGAGATAAGCATCGAGCAATGCATCCTGCTCAGGCGTGCGAATCATCGCAATCTTTTGAGCGCATACGGGGCCTATGCCACGCAACCTTGAATCCCTATCGGTGAGAGTACGGCCACACCTTCCACAGATACCAAGCTTCTCACCATAAGCGTTCATGGCCTGCACAGGATCCTTAGCAACTTCCTGAATCAACTGGTTCCTGTGCTCGGGGTTAGTCACGGGGTACATGTCATCACTTGCACGAACACTCATCCAGATGGTAACGAACTTTTCCTTACCATCAGTCGGGTCAACCACGAAGTAATGACTTGCTTTGCTACTATGCGATCCGTCGGCATCCGTAATCTGCTGCGAAACAAGCGGAGTAGGCTTGTCATTCACTCTTGGTCTTGCACTTTTCTTCTCAAAGCTGAGAAGCAGCTTAATGGCCGTATCCGCATGACCCTTAAGCATCTCGCTGAAATCGTCAGCAATGAGATACTCGCGCTGAACTTCAGATAGCTTACTCAAGTCACGCTCATCACGCAACTTGCGGATAAAATTCTTCTGAGCTTCAGAAGCGGGTTCTCCCGGATTCTTGACCGTATACTCTGTCATAATACGCTCCCGTTGTTGTTTGCTTACCCACTGGTTCGTAAGTCAGTGAGTATTCTTGCACATCAGCTTGTTGGCCCCATCCTTTCCGCGCATTTGTTAGCGCTTCTGTCATGGTTGGCGCTACTGACATTGCCACTCGGATCCAATCGACAATGTTTCCTGCCTCATCCTTCACTGGAAGTATAACACGCCAGGTTGGCATTGTCAACTATCCTTTCGTCTAGGCTTTGACCGGAAAGAGTTGCTGCTCAAGCTTGTTAAGCTTCTGATTAGCCTCCAGCTCGATCAGCAGAGGCAGCGTAAGCAGCGGAAAGATGCTATATGCAAACATCTGCCTGTAAGTCTTGCTTTGCAGCTTCTCACGATCACGAGCGATCATCTCGCTCCAATTCTCAATTCTCATTTACCACTCCTTTATTTTGTTGCGTAGCGGGGGGACTCTCTAGGTAACTGCCTACGCAAATTTGTCAAGCTAGCAAGCTTATTCACATTCGTGAGCCATGTGCCCTGCTGTATGAACAGGTGGTCTTATCATGGTCTTTGCTTGCTAGCTTGTCAAGCCTAGCCAGCCATCACCGACATTGGTTACAGCGTTCGGTTGGAGAGTGGTTGCGTCTACCACTGACGACCTAATAGCGTTATCCGGCTGAGTTAGGGTGACTAGGCTTGATAGAGCCATAGATGACAAGAGGCCATGTAAGCTTTGAGCTTACTCCTGTCTCACTATGACTCTATCCAGCCTAGTGACTGGATTACATGCCGTGTTCTGTAAGAGCTTTGGAAATCAGGCCACTAAACCTGCGCCTGTTCTCTTTGTTATTCTCAATGTTGTAATCATCGAAAACCTCGATGACTACATTCATTTCTAGACAACCGAGTACAGCAGCATCCAAGATGTACTCGTCACGGAAAGGATCCGAACGTGTGTTCGTCATCCATTCCTCTAGTTCCTGCCAGTTGTTGTTACTCACGGTAACGCCTCCCGTTCCCTTCAAAACCCGCACAGGGAGCATAGCACATCCGAGGCGAGTTGTCAAGTTGGATTCTAGCTAATTAGCGCGACGATAAGAATCGATGGTTTTAGACGATACTGTGCTATCAGTATCAAAGGTGATATCATGGCCGTAATCGGTAATGTAATACACCCAAAGACTCGTGTTATCTTGGTACTCGTACTTCTTATCAGGATCACCAAGAATATCTTTAACTTGATCTTGGGTCATCCCAGTTTTAATTGCTCCCCATCCGTGGGGCTTTGAAGCCTCGATTTGCTTAGCTTGCTTGGCTTGTGCTCTAGCTGCCTGAATTTCCGGAGCGATGTAATAATCGATCCCAACCCAAACAACTACAATTGACGCCAGAATAACGAACGCTCCGACGACAATCGCGTATACCTTCATGCGTTTTCTCCCGTTTGTAGGGCTTGACCCCTAAGCTAACAGTACCGCATTACTGCGCCTAGGGGTCAAGCTTGTTTGATTCTAGTTCTCGTCCTCAACGGTCACGCCAGCGGGGATACCACACCGCTCACGATGACAGATGAACACCTTACCACCGCGCTGCATAACGTCAACAACGCCGGTAAGCTCGCCCTTCTTAATCGCGTTACGAAATCCCTGGAAAACAGTGGTGGCAGACTTGTCACCGAAGTCAAGCGGCCACTGATCCATCGGCTCGACACCAAGCTCATCCGACTCGATAAACTCGATAGTGCGATCCTCGTAAAGGCCCTTGACGCGACGACCGGCGTAGAGCGCCTTAATCTGATCCTGATTCAGTCCCTTCTTCATTTTTGGCTACACCTCCCTTCAATGGTTGCTGTAATCGAAGCTTGACAGTTCAGCGATGATTTGTGAAGTGAGCGGGATTGAGAACACCTTGTTAGCGTTCTCGCCACGCTTGATGAGGTACAACCTACCCTCGTACTCGACAAGACCGAAGTCACCGTAATGCTTCATGGTTGTTTGTTCTCCCGTTAGTTGTTGGGATGCTCGTACACATCCATCACGTCAAGCGACCGGTCAACACACTTCATAGGCTTCTGTGTATTCTGCTCATACAGACACCACGCGATGACCGAATCCTGCTTAAGATTCTTGTCAAGTGCTGCTTTGGCCGTGTTGTACTTCATTCCGAGGAAGATGATTACCCCGGTGAGAAGAATAATAGCGGAAGTACGGATCATTGTCAAGCCCTTTCTGTAGCGATTTGAGGCGAACAAGTGTTCGTCATCGAGAATTCGCGCATCGATTGTGCTATTTGTTGCGTTACTCAGTCAATATTCCGCTCTTCTCTCTCTTCTCTTATATTACCTAGTGTATTATTGAGTAGTGTACCTTCTTACGAACGTGTGTACGTCCGAT